CTAACCCGCGAATTCGCTGATATCGAGGTCTGGAATAGCGTCGGACCAGACCACCTCGGCGTGGTCTCGCTGGTAGTTTTTTGTCATCTCCTCGCTGGCGTGGCCGGCGATCTTCTGGCCATCCTTGCCCGCTTTTTTGTACAGGTGAAGGGACAGCGCCCGCACTTCGTGGAAGCCAGGCATCTCCTCGTCGGACCAGTCCGAGTAACATCCCGCATCCTCCCGGGCAGCCTTAAATGCCCGCGTCAAATATCGCTCCTCGATCTTGGTCCAGTGCTCTTTCGTCTGCGCCTGCTTCTGTTTCAGGCGATCCGGCCGGCGGTGCACCAGGTAGGGCGATGCCACGTTGTCCCGGCAACGGCTGATCACAGCCTGCAGCTCGGGTGTCACCCGGAACCGAATCCAGGCTGCATCGCTGGCTTTGGCCGTCTTCTGCTGGACGACATACAAGAACCCGTCCCGCACATCCTCAAACTTCATATCTAGAATATCTGTCCGCCGCTGGGCGGTGATCAGCGCCAGGTCGATGGCGTTTTTGAGCCATGCTGGCGCTTTCGCCCTGATGGCCTTCAACCCTTCCTCGGTGTGGCGCTTGCGCTGCTTCTTCTCAATTCGGTTGATGGTGCTCGCCGCGGGGTTGTCCGGGCACAGACCCTTTGATGCCGCGTGGTTGAAGATGTCGATCAGCAGCGCCCGGCATTGGTTTGCCGTGCGCGGCGTCAGTGCGTCCAGCATCTCCGCAATCATCCGAATGGTGATCTGGTCAACGGCCTTGCCCTCGAAGGCCTTGCGGAAGCGCCGGAAGTGCACGGCGTACAGCCCCAAGGTTCCTTTTGCCAGCTCCCGCTCGGGCAGGATCTTGGATTCGTAAAGGTCCAGAAAGGCTGTGAACAGGTCGGAGGTTTCGCCCAGCACGGCACCGACCAGGTCGGCACCTTTGAGGAACGCCAGGTTCAGTTGCTTCGCGGCGTCGATAGCTTTGAGCCGGTCAGCGCCGAACTGAAACCACTTTCCATCGGTAGGGCGCCGGTAACGGAAGGTGCCGCGGCGCTCATCGACGTACAGGTTCTGGGGAAGACCCCGGTTTGATTTGTTGCGTGGGCGCGGCGCCATTACGCGGCTCCTTTCAATACCATCGCGACCAGGTCGTTACCGTCAGCTTTCGTGAAGGCCGCCCAGTCAACGTACCAGAGCTTGCCGATTTGTTCGCCTGGGATCAGGCCGTTACGGATGTGGTTGCGGATGGCTTGCGAGCACTGCGGGGTGCCATTTGGGCCCCAGCGCCGCCGGCGGAACTCGCTGATCTTGATCAGTTCTCGCTTCATGGATACCTCTGGGTGGCCGCCCTATGGCGGCAGAAGGGGTTATTCGGTGGCTTTGGCGATGGCTGCGTTGACGACTTTCAGGTACTGGCCGTCGACACCGACGTAGCCGATGCCTTTGCAGCGCGCCTGGACTCCTTTCAGCACCTCTATCAGCTCTTCGGTTTGCGCGCGCTCCGCGCGGGCTATATCCCAAAAGCGCTGGCCCCAGTGGTCAGCCGGAGGCGGGTTGGTGTTTTGTGCACCCATGGCCATGGCCCCCACGACAGCATCGAGCAGGTCCTGCTTGTAGGCATTGTCGCCGTCGATGGTCAGGCCGCACCGGCGCAGCGTGCTGAGCACTGCGTCACGGTCCAGGCCACGGTCTTCGAGCACGATGTCGCGCTCGGGCTGTCCTTCGGTGTAAATGACCAGCGCAAGCTTGGCACCAGGCCGAAGCTGTTCGCTGATGTTGACCAGTGCATCGTTGGCTACTTCGTGGAATCGTTGAGTCGCGGACATGGCAATACCTCGCCCGCCGGGCGCCGGCAGGCAGTAGAGAGTGGGTGAGGGTTGATTACTTGCGGCGGTCGTAGAAATTGCCGCCGCGGCGCGTGAAATGGAGGCTGGTGAAGTTGTAACAGTGGCTGCCTGCTTCGCGCAGGCTGACCTGATCATTCTGATAGCCGACGTGCAGCACCTCGTCGCCCTCGGCGCTGCTGAGGACGATCATGGCAGCCAGGGGCTCATGCTCGACCTCATTGCCTTCGATGTGCTGGGCGATGGCCCGAAACCAGTCGGCGAGCTGCTTTCGCTGGACCTGGTTTGCCTTGACCTGGGTGTTGTGTTGACGACGGCTTGCTGGAAACTTGAAGATCTCCGCGCTCACGCCGCCGCCCATCCGCGCTGGTACCAACGCCAAGCGGTATTCAGTTCCAGATGCTCGTAGCTGCCATTGCTCATCCGCTGGCTCACTATCCATTCAAGGGTGCACTGGTTGTCCTGGGCGTAGGCCTGTTCGAATTTCTCGCGGTCGCTCATATCAACTCCTTGGGCACCTGAACGGTGTCGCCCAGTTCGAATTGCACAATCGCGCGCATGGCTGCGGTCAGTGGGCTGTCTTGGTGATGGAAGGAAGCTCGTCGGTGCTTGCGTTCTTTGCCGAAGATGGTCGATCCCCACAAGCCACTTTCGTAGTACCCGTTGCGCTTGTCGAAAGGTCCGAAGTTGCGATGGACCATTTCATTCGGCGGCGTGATCAGTACTCGGTATTTCGAGATCAGCGGCCCACCATCAGCCCAACTATCTTGCGGCGCATACCGGACATCGCGAGTGGTGACCTCCCCGGCGTAGCGGACGAACACCCGCCACGGGTTGCCGTAGACGGGCGGGGCCAGGAGAACATCCAGGCCTTCCGCCTTGCCGACGGCCCAGCCCAACGCCTCGCCGGACAGGTTGGCGACCTTCACTTCGATCAGTTCGGTCATGGCGTCACCTTCAGGCCAGCTGCCTCTATGGCTAATCGGGCCTCTTGGTTGCAGGTGTTGTATCCGAGGGAATTGGTACGCGCCCAACAGTCACGATCAGGAACATTGCGTCGCTCTGGGAGCTCAACCACAATCTCAGCTCGGGAGGCCTGCCAGGCCCACCATGCGTCCTTGAGACGAGTAGCGACATAGCTATCCGGCTCCAAGTAGCTACGCTTAAAAGCAATTTCTTCATGATCTGGGTATCGTTGGAGCCATGCGGACTCAAACTCAGCGCGCATTTTTTCGTTATCCATGACTGATCCTCGCCATACCGCTACAGCGGCTGACTTTGATAGATGGGGGAGGGTTAGAGGGTGGGGTTGAGGCGCTTGATCTCGTCGATGGATGCACCCACGGGAACGACCTCAACAAGATTGAGTGCGCCGCATATGTCCAGAAGCATCATGCACATGTTGGCCACGTCGGCGGCGTACTCATTCATGCCATCACAATCACCTTTCTTGACGGCCTTTTGCAGCTTGCCGAAGTGGTAGATGATTTCCAAAAGGCAAGTATCTGCTGACATCTGAAGCCAGCCAGGGCGGTCACCCTTGCCAGCATTGGCATGCAATTCCTTGCGCATAAGTTCGAAGAAAGGCAGCAGAGTGTCATCGTACTTTTGCACCACCGGCGCCTGGGCGGGCGGATTGCGGTAGAGCTTGGTCAACTCGAATGGCAGATGCTTGGCAACGTCCCACCGATCGGTCCAGCCAAAATGGCCGTCCGGGGCTATCCACAGCCAAACCGGCTCAGGCGCAGGCGCTGGGCCGCCGTCCTTGGTGCAGGTGTTCGGCTGGGCCCGGGTATTCCACTCTTTTGTTGCGGCTTCTTCCGATGAGAAGTGAGCCCTGGCTCCCCACAACTGGATTCCGCAACTACAGCTTATGTGGATTGCTGAGCCTTCATGGTTCGATAGGCGCGGGATTGATCCGCAGCTGCACGGCTTCAGTTGCTCGCTCACGATCCCACCTCCGGGCTGTCTTTGGTCAGTTGGCTGAGCAGGGCAGCCGTATTCGCGTGCCAGTTGTACTGGAGGCTCGGTATCAGCTGTTGGGCCCGTTGCAGCAAAGCTGCTGCATCATCAATCCGCTGATCCGCCTCGTTCAGGCGCTGCTGAAGTGCGGCCTCGCGGGCCAGCGCTGCGTCGTAGTCAGCCTCCCGCACACAACGGATGTTCGTGGCTTCCTCAGCCCAGAATCTTTGGACTTGGTTCATCTATCTGTCCTCTGCGCCTGCCGCAGCAGGCTGTGATAGGGGTTGGAGTACAGGTGTACTCTTTGCGCTACGCGGCGGCCATCATCGCTTCGAGGATGCGCTGGCCGGCAAGCGGCGGAACCGCATTGCCGGCCATGTGCATGGTCAGCCGGTGGTTGTCCGGCCGCAGGGTGTCCGACGGGAAGCTCTGGGCGGCCAGTGCCTCGTTGGCGCTGAGCATCCGCATCTCGTCACCGCGCACCAAGGCCCAGCGGTCCAGGGTGGTGATGGTGCCGATCGGCCTAGCCATGTCGCGCCCAGTCAGCCCTGAGCCTTTGCCGTAGTAGGGCATGATGAACTGGTCACCGAATCTGGCCCGGCCGTTGGCCACCCGGGTGAGGGTCGCGGCAGCCCGCCCAGGCTTCACGATGGGCGACCACTTGCCGGCGCTGAAGTCCAGGAAGCTGGCGGCCGGCACGTGCTGGCGCTTGTGCAGCTCCAGCATCAGCGGTGCACGGCTGCGGGTCAGCACCAGGAACAGGCGCACCCGGTGCTGAGGCACGCCCAGGTCCGCGCAGTCGACGATGTGCGGAGCGACCTGGTAGCCCAGCGCCTGGACCGCTTGTAGCCAGGCCGGGTACAGCGCCCAGTCCATGAATTCCGGCACGTTCTCTACCACGCCGCCTTCGGGGCGGTGATACTCAAGGGCCGATACGACTGCCCAGGCGGTGGAGCGGGAGGAGTCATGCTGCGGGTTGCCCGAGGCCTTCCCACGCGCCTTCGAGTGGCCCTGGCAGCATGGCGAGGCCAGCAACAGGTCATGGGCCGGTACCTGCTCCCAGCGCGCCTGGTGCAAATCCTGGCACACGTGGTCGGTGGTGGGATGGTTGGCCGCGTGCCACTTTACGGCCTCGGGCCAGTGGTTGGCAGCCCAGAGGACGTCCACACCCGCCGCGCGGGCACCGGTGGACCATCCGCCAAGGCCGGCGAACAAATCGATTGCTGTGGTCATTCTGATCCTCGCCAGTGGCGTGATTCGTGGAAGTGGGGTAAATAGCCTGAAACATTGAAGAGACGGAGAGGGCAGGCTTTGACTTGGAAACTATTTTTCACGGTAATGCTGTGCGCGTGCGCGCTTATCTCATGTGCGCTCTGGATACGGTCAGCAACAGTAAAAGCGCCGTACGTAGAGGTCGTATCTGAAAGCGGATGGACTGAAGCGGCGCTGGTCAGAACTGAAGGCGACAAAACCTTCGACATCATCGCGACTGCTGACTTGCAAACGAAATGGAATAGGTGGGCTGCTGGATTTGCTGCAGCCGCTGCGGTGTTCCAAGCCGCCGTTTCCTGGATCACGTACTGACGCGGCTGTCATAGCTATTGAGGTGGCGGATGATGGGAGTGATCAGCCACCGCAATACCCTGATTCGCATTTGTTGATCGGGAATAGCTGCATTTGATCGCGCGGCCTGGGTGCCACGGCCCACTTCAAAACAGCACGAATACCGACGGCGTTTTTTCTTCTGCCGGGCCGGAACATCACCCGTGCCTTTCCTTTCTTCGTGAAGCCAAGTTCGCGCTCGGTGATGTCGATCAGATGGATCCTGTCCTCGGAGAGAAGTCGCAGCTCGTCGATGTTGGCGTTGATGCATGGCTCGCATTCTCGGGACCGATGAGGCAGCACTTCGAAGCCGGCTCGAGCCAGCAGCTCGTTGCGCATCCCATCGTCGTGGCGTACCAGCGGCTGCCATAACTCTCGGCTGCCGTGCCGCTCCGACTCCACCACATGTTCCGGTGCATCTGCGCGGTGAGCGCTCTCCGACCTGCGAACGCCCGTCATAGCCGTGGCTAGCTTTTCCGGATCATGCTCATCAAGCCAGGCCAGCGCGGGCAGCACCTTCAATTCGGCGGTGCAGAACTGGCCTTGTCCACCAGCGCCAGGCCACCCACACTTCCGCTTCACCAGCGCTACCATGCCTTCGGACTGCGTCTGTACCGTCCGAAATCCGTAGCGTTGGGCCAATGCCTCGCCCTGGGCAACGCGCGCCGGCCATTCTTCAGCAGCCCAGCCGGTGTCGGAGTACAGGCAAACCACATCTTCGAGCTGCCGCTCGTGCGCCCATTGGATCAGGGCAATTGAATCATTCCCGTAGCTGCAGAACAGGACGTGCATTGGATATCTCCAGACAGCCGCCCGCCTGCCGATGGCTGGCCGAGGTGGCGATATAGGGGAGGGTGGGGTTAGGCGGCGTGCGCTTGACTGCGCAACTCGGCGCGATGTTTCTGGAGGGCTTCTTTGTAGCTGGCCTTGGCCGCTTTCATGGTGGGCGCCCACTCACCCGCGACTTCGAGCGTTTCGTAAGTCGACCAGCTGGTGAGGCTGTAGTGGCGGTCGTAATGCCGATAGGGGCTGTTACGCGCATAGCGGACCATCCGATATTCACGATTCCGCCACTCTCCGCGCTGCTGGTACTGCGGCACGTTGATGTCGAGGAACTGGGCAAATCCTTCGTAGCAATCGGCAACGTTGAGGTATTCCTCAAAGTTGCTCAGCTTCGGAGGCGGTGGCATCTTCTGGACTGCGAACTGCTTACCGGCCGCCGTCGCGTAGTAGAGCTTTTCGCTCTGGTCGCAAAAGGCCGGAGGATTGCGGCTCCCCATCATCCCGAGGCTTACCAGCGTTTCCAGGTCGGGCACATCGTCGTGGCCAGGGTCTGCGAGGAAACGATTGCGGTATACCGTGCGGCTGTCTCTGCAATCGGGCCGCAGCCCAAGCGTATGCCACAGCAGCTTGAGCTGCCCTTCGGTGACTTCGATCATGGCAATCTCCATTGCATGCGCCGCCCTCCGTGGCCGGATGGTGGCAATTTGATTGGGGGTGGGGTATATCGGTGTATTCGGCGCTGTGCCGGATCAAGGAGAGAAGCGATGCGTTATCCAATTGGACAGGTAGGCATAGGTGGTCGCAACGAGTCCTGGTACTACGTGGAATACGATCCAGAAGCAGGTAAGGCTTTCTGGGTTCACAAGTGGGATAGGGTGAACTACAAGCTTCAAAGCGATGACGGGGAGTTGAAGGTTGATCTAAATGACGCGACAAACAAGCCTTACTATGATGAGGCAATCAAAGTTCTCGCGGAGAAGCACCCTGAGTGGCAGGCGCTCAGGGGCTAATCACTTCATTCCCCGGATCTTTCTGAATCATCAGCAGGCTCTTCCGCTCAAACGCCAGCGCCACTTTTCGCGATAGTGCTATTTCGTGGCGCGGCGGTTCCAGCAGCGGGAGCGCGCCGCCCGGGCCCAGCGCATGCAGGTGATGAATCATCAGCGTCATCGCCTCGCCCTGTTCCTCGATTCCGGCCCAGGCCATCAGTTCAGCCAGGGCCTGCTTGGTGCCAGGGCGCACCTTCAACCGAAGATCCTCTTCCTGTAGCGCTGCTGCCTTGGCGTGGCGGCGTTCGTCACGCTGCTGCTGAGTCAGTGCCATGCTGGTCTCCATTGCGCACGAAGGTGGTGCCCGGGCCGTATTCCATCAGGTCGCAGACCCGGTTGATGATGCGCAGCGCGGCGTCGAACACCTCGGCGTCGTCAGGCTCGCGGGCCAGGCGCCGCATGTTCGGCTGATGCTCCAGACAGACCTTGTCCACCAAGCGTTGTGCCAGGGCGCGGAGCTCGTCAGCGCTGTCGTGAAAGCGCAGGCTCAGCGCGAACGCCACTGCCACATCCTCAGGCCGGTACTGGCCGCCGCTCCGGGTGTTGTAGAGCTTCTTCACCGACCGCATCCACGACGGAAGGGTCACGACTCCAGATGCTGTCTTTTGCATATTGGTCTTCCTGCAGCCCGCTGGGCGGTAAGTAGAGTTGGTCTTGCCGGCGGCGCTGGCGCACTCGGTTGTTGAGCCGCTTCAAACCCGGCGCCCCGCGTAGGCCAGTTGCACCTGGTACTTGGCGGCGATCTGTTCGACCTGCGGGGTCGTCAGCTTCTCGCCGAGGGTTCGCAGCTTGTTGCGCAGTTGGATGGCCGTGCGCGTCACTGGGCCGTGGGCGGTATCAACCACTGCGTGGGTCCGAATGAGGCCCGCCAAGTCCCGCTCCTTTTGCATGAACTCGCGGCGTGCACCGGCCCGCTGGGTCATGGTGGTATTCCAGGACAGCGGGCGGCGAGGCTGAGTCTCGCTGAGACCGAGCTGTTGAACCTGCCCGCCAGACATGAAGAAGGCCGCTTTTGCGGCCTCCAATTCGGCTTGGCGCTCAGCGCCTGCCAGGATTTCATGATCGATCATGGGCACCTCAGAACGGTATGTCGTCGTCGAAGCTGTCGAAGTCGTGGGCCGGCTGGGTGGCGGCCTGTGGCGCTGGCCGTGATTGCTGGGTACGCGGCGCCTGCTGCTGAGTGCGCTGCTGTTGCGGCGCCGGTTGCTGCTGGGCGGGCGGAGTGCCGGCAAACTTGATGGTGATCACCCGGCCGGTGAGCTTGATGCCCTGGCTGCCGTCGCCTTTGGAGTAGGTCTCGACGTGGGCATCGTCGATGGTGAAGTGCAGTTGCTGCCCCTTCAGCAGGTAGGGCGCCATGGCCTCGGCCTGCTTGCCCCAGAGCGTGGCATCGATCCACTGGGTGGGGCGCTTGCCGTCCTGGCCCTTGCGACCGTATTCGCACGCAAGGGCCAGGTTGCACACGGCGTCGCCGTTGGGGGTGTAGCGCAGTTCAGCGTCTCGGCCCAGGCGGCCGATATCGGTAAGAGTTGGCATCGTGATTCCTTGAGTTATGCGGCCAGGCCGAGCACCTTATTCATGCGCTCGTCGAGGATTTCGTAGAAGGTGGCAACGCGCTCGGTCAGCTTGCGGATCAGCACTTCGTCGCGGTAGGCGCGCTTGATGAACAGCGGCATGCCGGGCCAGTAGCAGACGAAGTCGATCCACTCGCGCTCGGAGACCCACAGGCCACCCTGGCACTGGGCGATGTGCTCCTTGGGGATCTCCTTGCCCAGGATCACTTCGACCTGCAGCTTTGGCAGCTTGGTCTTGATCTCGGTCAGGCCCTTGTCGCCGATGAGCGAGTCGGGCGAGTAGCCGATGCCGTGGTTCAGGATGATGCCCACCTGGCGGGCTTTCACATCCTCACGGCTTTCGTAAAGGACGCGCGCGATGCCCTCGTACTCATGGCCGCGCTCGGTGTGGCGGTTGCCCTGGAAGGGGTCAGCCGCTTCGCCGGTGATGCGCTCACCGATGAGGGTGTTCATGTAGGTGAAGGCTCCGGCGCCGAAGCCCGCTTCGCCTTTGCCGTTCACCAGCAGGCTGTCCAGCTCGCTGCAGGTGATGATGCCCAGGCGCAGTTCCAGCCAGGCCTGGGTGCCTTGCTCGACATCACTGATGATCTTCATTCGCTTCCCCTTCTGGATTCTTGGCGTTCTGGGCCGCCGATTTGGTGAGCATGGCCAGCACCTGGTCGAACACGGCTTTCTCTACCGCCGACGGCGTGCCGTGGATGCCGGCGAATGCTTTCTTGGCTTTCTCGCTGCACTTCTCCAGGAGCATTGCGAGCTGGGCAGCCTGGGCGGACGTGACGCGCGGGGTCACCGCAGCAACGCCGCCATTGCCGTCGTCGTCCTCGCCAGTAGTGGTGAAGTTGAGCAAGGCGCCGGCGGTGTAGCGCTTGCCGTAGCTCACGCTGGAGGCCACTGCCTGGACACCGTTCTTGCTGCCGCTGGTGTCGGCCGGCAGGAGGAGAGACGTGGTTTCCCGGTGTCCGCCGCGATGGCTCAAGACGCCTTCCACTTCGATCCCGCGCCCATTGCGCGGCGTGCGGAAGGTGATCGCGAAGCCGTGGCGGGCCAGCACCGGCTTGATCACCTCGTTGATGTCCTCCCAGAGCGCGTAGGTGCTCTGGATGCGACCGTTTTTGTCCTTGATGCCGCCGCGCTCGCCGATCACTGGCAGTTCTTCCTGCATGCGGGCCAGCGCCTCGTCGTACTGCTGCTTGGCCTGCTGCGCCTGGAAGCGCTCATGCATCGCCATCAACCGCTCCATCTTGTCGATGTCGGCGGTAGGAGACATGGCCACCTGTTGGATGATCTGCAGGATGGTGGCCGATTCTGCCGCCTGCACTGGGAGGGCGGCTTGTTCAACTCGGGCTACGTTGCTCATGGGAACCTCAGTATTGAATGCTCATGGCAGGGATGAAGCCGCTGGCCACCAGCTTCACAGCCAGGCGGGCGCAGTCTTCGCTCATGCCGTTGGCCATGAAGGCCTCTTTGGCTGCTTTGTAGATGGCGCCTTTGTGGGCCTTGTCAGCTTCACGCAGCTTCTCCTGACGCAGGATCTCGTCGGCCGCTTCCTTCTGGCGGCGCTGCTCGTCCAGGCGGGCTTTCTCGGCGGCCTGTTCAGCGCGCTGGGCGGCGGCCGCACGCTCTTGCTCGGCGCGCTGCTCGGCGGCGATGCGATTGGCTTCAGCCTGGGCGGCCTGGCGTTCTGCTTGCTCAGCCTGAAGCTGCAACTGCAGGCGCTGGTTTTCGGCTTCGCGCTCCCGTGCAGCGGCCTGGTCTTTCAGGTCCTGCTCGCGCTTAGCGGCTTCGTCACGCTCGGCTTGCTGCTCCCGGGCCACACGCTGACGCTCGGCCTCGACAGCGGCCTCCTGGGCCAGTCGGATGCGGTCTTGCTCGGCGCGCTCGTCTGCCTCGCGGCGCAGCCGGGCCAGTTCGGCCTGCTCAGCCTCGTACGCCTGGCGCTGGGCCAACTGGCCGCGCAGGCTGGCAAGCGCCTGGTCCTTGGCCTGGGCGGCCTCGGGCAGGAACTCTTCCCAGGACTTGCCGATCTCGATCCGCTCCAAGTCGGCGATTGCCTGCTGAACCTGAGCGGCGGTCGGCGGCTCGGCGAACACCGCCATGTTCTTGATGCGCTGGATGCCATCGTTGTGGGCATCCACCCGCGCATCCTCGGCCTTTTCCCAGTCGGTCAGCGGCTGGCGCGTTTCGTCCCGCAGCGCATCCATGCTGGTCACGAACTCGCGCAGCTCGGCCTCGATGACCTTGGGCATCTCCTTCAGCCGCTTCAGGTACTCGCGGCCCGGCTTCTCCACGGCGGTCTTGGACTTGCTTACCTGCGCGGCCAGGCTGGCGATGCGTTCGCGGCCCTTGCGGGTGGTCAGGTCCGGCACCTCGCCGGTGGCCTGGGCCTTGGCATGCTCCAGGAACTGCTTGAGGCCGCCGGCCACGTAGATAGCCGGGGCGTTTTCCTGGCTGATGTCGTCAATCGTGATGACCTGCTGTTTTGCGGACATGATTGCTCCTGCGCCATGCCGTCACCGGGGCGCTGCGATAGATAGGGGAAGGGGGTTACTTGACGTTGTAGGCGTAGCAGAACCAGAGGAGGGCGATCATGCGAGAGTCCTCTTGAGGGCGGCGGTTAGGAGGCGGTAGTAGCGCTGGAAACGTTCAGGCTGATCAACCTCAAGGCTCCAGCCTCGGTCGCCACATCCGTACGGCCCGCAGCCGTCTATTTCTCCGCGACAGCCGCGCTCGTCCGGGAAGTGCTTTTTGATGATCGCCCGGGCTTCCTTGTTGACTGCTGCGGCCTTGGTTAAGAAGCGGCGCCCTGCTGTTGGGGCGAAGTAGACCGCCGCCTGTTTAGTTTCAATGGCCATGGTCACCTCACGAAGCAATGCGGTCTGCGTAGGAGCTGGCGATCAGCCAGAGCGTGCACAGGGTCAGGGTGATGAAACTTCCTCGCCACATAGCGATGCGCTTGGCGCGCTGGCGGGCGGTCATGGCTTCGGCTCCAGCGCCTTGATGGCAGATTTGCCAAGCGCACGCAGAGACAGTCGGAAGCCGCGAAGAGCCAGCCGCGCTTTCTTGCGCTCTCTTGCAAAATACCAAGCGCGAGTGCAGTGGACGCAGCCTTGCTTGAGCAGGTTATCCATCACTTCATCGTCATTCAGCCTGCGGTCTTCGTCTTCTGCCCACAACTGAAATGCATCCCACAAGTGCGTTTTGCGGCGATTCTTCTCGTCGTAGAGAATTCGCCAATGCTCTTCGCTGCCATTGGGCCAAGGCAGTTCGCCTAGTTCAGGAAACTCGTTGACAGGCTTCGGACCGAGCTGATCAAAACGGTTTTCGCATTGGCCAAGATGCTCGCCGATAGAGCGTGTCAGCGACTTGATCCTCTGCAGTGCACTTTCGTGCGCCGCCAGGGCGATGAGTGTCGAGCGCTCAAGCTTCATACCCGCACCTCATACGACAGCGTCCACTCACCGCACAGGCAGGCCCGGCGGCTCCAGGCCTCAGGGTTGGAGATGTGCGCCCGTTCGGCGGCCTGCATGGCTTCCCACATAGTGCGGCCCTTGAAGACCATCAGCACGCGGTCGGCTGGCACTGCCAGGTGCTCGGGAAGCTCATCGACCATTTCGTCAATCAACGATTTCACGATGGGCTGGATCATGGCTGCACCTGCTTGCGGTAGCCGGCTGCAATGACCGCTTCGCATGAAGCGCGGTCAAGAATCCAGTCTGTGTCGGCAGCCAGTTCGTCGATTGCCTTCTGGTGCTCTTCCGCCGCGATCTGCTCGGCGGTGCGGATGGGGCGGAAGATGTAGTCGCTCAGCGTGCCAACCTTTTCGCTCCCGTTGCCGTCCGCCTCGAAGATAACGAGCTGCTTGCCGATGGCGACTATCACCGTCTCGTAGAAACCAGGGCGAGCCCAGTCAGGCTGCGCGTTTTTGTGCTTGGCTTCGATCGGGACGCCAACTGGCGGCAGGCCTTCGCCGTTCCACAAGATGGGGCGGGCAATCATTCTCTCCAGAGATTCCTTAACTACCGTAGGCCTTTGGATGTTGTTCAAGTTTCCGTCGTCGTCCACCTGCCAAGCTTCGGGGAAGTGGTTGCCTTCCTTGCGCCAGAAGACGGCAACCCACATACCGCTGTCGTCGAGTGGCGGGGTGTAATGTGTTGCGGTTGGCGCCTTGCTCCAATCAATGCTCATGCCGCCTCCTTGCGCCGCTGGCAGATCCGCCGAAGGCGCGCGCTGTAGTAGTGGAATTCTTCAAGGGTGATGAGAGGCTCAAAGGCCTGCATCGCGTTGATGATGATTTTCTCGACGTGGGCCTCGTAGAAGCGCGGGGCGTCCGGGCGCTCAAGATCATCCAGCGCCTGCGAGATTTGTACGTGCACGCTGGCCGGGCTGTTCATGCATCGTCCTCGGCTTCCTCGCGCTGGGCGGCGGCTGCATCCGGCGCAAACTCGCGCAGCAGGTCTTCGGCCAGCTCATGCAGCTTGCCCAGCGGGTGGCGGGTCGGGCCCAGCAGGTACTGGGCGTTGGTCTTGCCCGGGGCGCCGGCCATGGCGTCGATGACCAGGCGCCCGAAGCCGTCCTGGTCGTCCTGGCCGTCGATTTGCCGCTGGTTCAGGTGGTTCTGCACCACCGTGGCGAACTCGCCGGCGGTGACCCGGCGCTGCGGCCCGTTGCGGCGTTTCCACACCACGTCCGAGCCCTGCACCAACTGCTCGGCAGCGCTCTCCAGCCACGCCACCTGGGCCTGGCTGTCATCAGCCACGACCGGAAGGGTTGTTTTCCAAACGTCGTAATTGCGTAGGGCGTAGCCCATGATGACCTCCAGGTCTTTTGCAGAACCCTCAAGACAGCACCCTTCGTCCCGCTGGTTGCCGTTGGGCGCGGGGAGGGAGCTGTCTGGAGGGTTCGGGGAAGGGGGGGCAGATGGCCGGCGCTGATCTCCGGCTTTCGGGAAGTAACGCTTGAGTCATTTCACACCCGCCACTTCGGGCCGACTGGCTGAGCCAGGTTCAAGCGCTCGCGCATCAGCCTGCGCGGTCATCTGCGTGTTGCTGTGATACCAGGTGGGCGGTTATAGGCCGCAGTTTCGTCCGGCATCGATAACCCCTCTCGCGACGGTGGCTGCCGTCCAACTATCGTTGTGCGAAAGGGGTTATCGATGGGCTCTCGGGGGAGAGCCTGGCGTCGCTCAATCCTCATCTTCCTGATTGAGCATCGCCTCGACCTGTTCTGCTGTGGGCGCCTTCCAGTTCTTGATCTGGCCCGTGGCCAGGTCGATGTTCAAGATCAGGTAATCGCCGTAGTGCTCACCAGGGAAGAAGTCGGGTACGTAGCCTTCGTAGGCTGCCACCTCATCGCCCTGGGCGTCCTTGATGCCTGCTGCAAAGCCATCTCTGACCTTGATGTGCAAGTGCAGCTCGGTCACGTCGACCTGCACCGTTTTCTGCTGGTTGATTTGCATGTTGCTGCCCTCCGTTGATTTCCAAAGCGCCCGGTCGCCCAGGCGCTTCAGTAAATCGCCGATTAGGCGGCCCGCACTTTGCTCGGGCGGGCCCGGAGCTGTTTGCCCTCTACATCAACCACCAGGTACAGGCCGCCACCGCGGCGACTGCCCAGGTCCTGCGTGCCAACGTACTTGCCCGCCTTCTCGGTGCCGCGCGGGTTGGTGATGACCACTGGCTGGCCGGCGCTGAAATTGCTCATGCTGCGTTTCCTTTTTTGGGTTGATTTCCCTGATGACCCTGCCACCCAAGGTCATCGAGGAAATCGGGTCAGGCTCATGGCAGCCGATGTGCCATCGCAAGGCGCTGATGAAGACGGGAGCGGTGGTATTTGAAAGCGCTGATCTGCTCAGCCTTTGCAGGGTCCCAGCCAGCTCCTTCCCGGCACTCAGCCATGAAACCCAGGATGTTGGTCGCCACACCGCGAGCGCGACGAGCCTTGAACTGTTCCATCGATTCGCCTTCGGCGCGGAGCTGGTTTTGATTGCGCATTTGTCTGCCCTCCAGGGCGGTTGATTTCCCGTCAGCCCCTCGTGAGAAGGGCTGCCAGTGAAATCTGGTCTTGCTGGCCGGTGTTACGCGCCACCTCCGGCTGGGCAGAACGCAACATCCGTTCGTTTCCGCCCCATGCGTGTCGCCGCGGTTTCCCCACCTGGCCGGCGTCACACATTTCGTGATCGATGATCTTCCGGCTGGCTTGCATGGTTTGGCGTCCTCCCATGAGGGGAGTCCGGCAGCTTCCAGAGGCTGCATGGGCCGACTGTTTGTTGCTCGCATTTACCGGTTGCCCGGGGTAGTCGGTCGCGAGGATCTTGGCGGTGGTAAAGAGCGGCAGGCCTCTTCAGGCCCTGGCGCCCTTGTCGCTGGCGTTGAGGTGAATTTAGCCACAAGCTAAAGCGCCGTCAATAGCTCAGGGCTAAATAAATTTAGCTGGGCATAAAAATGCCCGCTCTAGGCGGGCTTCGCTTGAGGGAGAAATTCGCTCTTGCGGCGACTTCGGTAGGTACGGGCCGGGCCAAGGCCCACGCAATCAATGCGCAAAAGGATACAAGCCTGACAAATTCCCCCTATCTCTAAACCGTAAGTCTACTAAACGGATCCCTTTACCGGCCGTTTAGCATTGCGCTATGATTTGTAACAACACTGTACAAATATACAGCTAAAGGAGGGCGGTATGGGCATGGCGCAGAAAGCACTGGCACAACGTGAACAAATGACCGGTGCAGAGCGGCTAGGGCTTCGGGTGTCAGCGATGATCAATCACCCACTGGCGCAGGTTCAGCGCTGGGTGACCATCCACCAGCTCGACATGGACGCCCAGGAAGACTGGGATGGGATTCTGGAGGTGCTGGCAAGCACGGATGGCATCGATCTGACCTTCCATGACGACGGCGCGGTGACAGTGAAGTGGGAGGCTCAGGAGAGCGATGAGCCGACTGCGGCGGCGGTGGCAGAGGACGAGAGGAATCTGTGGGAGGCGAGAGAGGAGGAGGCTGCGCCTTTCTGATGAGCACAAAAAAGCCCGCTACATGGCGGGCTTTGATGGAGTAAGTCGGTTCTTTCTTGTTACCGATTCAGGGATGGAAGGTCGAAAAAACATATTTTAATGCAACGCCGAGTAGCGCAGAGGCAATCGCACCTATCACGATTGCGCCTCCTAGGTACTTACCCATAGTGACCTTAATACCATTCACATCTTCTCCGACCTTCTTGGTATCGGCCTTGATGCTGCTAACATCTTTCTCGATCCGCTCAAATCTCGACTCGGAAATTTTTTCCCAAGCTTTATCTCGCTCAGCTTGGGCTGCTAGAAACCCTGCAAACTTTTCTGACAAGGCAGCATCTCTAGCAGCCTGCTCCGCCCGGAACGACTCCTGACGGATGTCAATTTCACGCTGGAGCTGGGCATCGCGTAGCGACAACTCATTACGGAAATCGTCTGCTCGACGCTCCTCCGCCTTCTCCATACGGTCAATACGCTTATCCATCCGCTCTTCGATAGCGGACAAGGTAGTATTCATTTCTTTACGAGAGAGATCGGTCATGGGTGCAGTATTAGCATATTTTCCAGAATTGTCACGACGACTAGAAACGTCAGCGTCAGTTCCTGTATTGACGCTATACCTCTCTCGAACGCGATGCTTTTCAACGCCTCCCGGCTTGAGTGCGTCAGCGGGTGGCTCCGCAGACTGCGTGTAAGTCCCAGTCGGAGCATACAATTCTAGCTTCGCGCGCACATCCTCGCACGAATAGTTATTCATCCTCCGGTTCCTCGTGCTCACCAGCCTCTAGCTCCAAAGGAAGCTGCTCATCCGGGTTGGCCTTCACCCAATCATGAACGATTCTTGCCAAATGAGACCGCATAAAGCCACATTTTGTGCAAAACGTTGAAAAAATGGAAACATAGGGGCGACGCTCGACATTTCGAACCATCAGTCCAAATCGATAGGTGTTCTCCTCTCCTTCCTCGCGCATGATGGTCCAGCTTTGATTTTTACAAGCAGGGCATGTCGGGTCAGTGTTTTCGGACAGAAATCGGATGAAGTCACTGGTTTCTGTTTTGAAAAAATCTTTGCGAGGAGTCGGGTTGGTATCGTCCGTCATGGAATGTCATCCAAAAAAGTTGCGCAAATAATCGGCAGAGCAGGTGGTGCGGCTTGACGCGGTCGGCGCTAGCAATTTACTTGGTCAGGCAAGGTGCGCATTCCACACCAGTAGCACCTTAGCTTGAATGAAGGTGTCATCCACTCGAATGTCCTCAGGCGGATGGTTCGTGTTGTCCGAGATCATCTTGAAATGATCCTTGCCCTTCTTCTGTAGGCGCTTGATGTACAGCAGGTCCTCGTGGGAAAACAGGTAAATCCCATCCCCGATGAATTCCCGGATACTCACGTCGACCAGCAACGGATCGCGGTGCTTGATCGTGGGCGCCATCGACTGGCCCCAGCCGGTGACCAGCTTGAGGTGGAAGTGTTCCTTGAACTCGACACCCATCTCGCGCAGGTGCTTCGGGCTCACCCGCACGTCCTGGAGCATTTCCGGGTAGTCGTGGGCCACCTGGCCGCCACCCATCGCCGCCCGGACGTCGTAGTGAGCAATCCACACCTCGTCCCCGACCTGGCCGGGGCGGGAGAATTCGACCGCGATCACGTTGCTTTCCCCTGGCTCGTCGGCTGCCGCGAGCAGGCGGGCACGCGCTTCGGCTGACAGCCCTTTGCCTTGCTTGGCCAGCATCTGCTTTACCATATCCGCAGCTGATAGAGAGCTGTCTTCCTTCCCATAGATTGGTCCTTGCTCTTCAACTATTGCAGGGGCGCTCACGATTTCGTCGTATACAAGTGCGTCAAACCAACCCCGTGGCAAACCTTCCACGCTTTCAATCCGGCGCGCCACATCGTCGCCCAAGTTCTTAGCCGTCTTTTCGGAAAGGATCTGGCTCAAGTGTGCAGGGGCCATCCCCCAGCGCTCGGCGCAGGCTCCCTTCCTCTGGTTGCCAATCAGCTTGACCAGGTTCTGTTTTCGAATCGCGTAAATATCCATGCGCGCAAGCATGCCAGCGTTTAGCTGTTTGCTAAATGTGCCCATAGCTAAATTATTTCCTTGCTCTGAAATTAGCCCTAAGCTAAATTCTGTCCATGTGTAAGGAGAAAACCATGAATGATCATCTTCGCGATTGGCTGGCCAACGCTACGAACGATCGGCGCCAGGACGTTGCGGCAGCCGCAAAGACCACTGTCGGCCACCTGTGGCAGCTCGCAGGTGGTCACCGCAAAGCCTCTGCCGAACTGGCGGAGCGCCTTCAAGACGCCTCGGCAGGGGAGATCACCATTGCCGGTCTGCGGCCGGATCTCGTTGACCTCGCACACAAGGTGCTTCGCGGCGCCGCCTAACCCCGACCCTGGCGCTTCGAACTGAGCGACACCGTCGCTTCCTCGAAGCCCCGCAACACCTCAGGCCCTAAACGCTTCCGCATCGCCTCAGCGCGCTGCTCGAAAGCTGGCCCCAGCCTGAGCTGGCAAGACAACGGAAGGATGGACGCCACGGCGGCCATGAAGCAGCAGAGGGCGGCGATCTCGCCCTGAAGTTCGGATTGCTCGGTCATGGGACACATCCTGATCAGTTTCAGTAGGCACATTTTCGGCGAGTGGGCACTGAGCCACCACGGAAACAGAAGTGAGGTTTTACGAATGGAAGATTTCCTGAGGGCCTGCCAGGCCGCCGTGCTCGACAACGAAGCCAAGGCCCTGGCCGCGAAGATGGGCCTCCCCCATGTCGGCCTGCTGCAGCGCGCCAACCCCGACAACGAAGCGCACCACCTGACCATCGAGCATCTGTTTGGTGTGCTGCTGCATACCGGCGATATGCGCCCTCTGGCTGCCCTGGCCGATGCGTTCGGTTTCAGCCTGGTAGCTCGCGCAGCTCCTCAGCCACAGGCGCTCACTGCCTCGTTGATCAACGTGGGGAAGGAGGTTGCTGACCTGACCATCGCCGTCCACAGCGCGCTGGAGGACAACCACGTCAGTTCTTTCGAGAAGGCGCAGATCAAGGTCGAGATCGACCACGTGCGCCAGAGCCTGGATGTGATGGCGGCCTCGGTGAAGGCAGCCTGAATTTCGGACACAAAAAAGCCGGGATTGCGGCCCGGCTTGATGCTGTAACGAGTGAGGTAAGTATGCACACACAGAACCAAGCGATCAATACCCACCCCGCGCCACGAAATGGCAGCTCCGAAAACGTGGCGCGCACGATGTCGTCGCGGGAGATCGCCAGCGTCACTGGTAAGCGCCACGACAACGTGAAGCGCGATATTGTCGCCATGCTCAAAGAGCTGACGGCTGATGTACTCAAATTTGAGGACATCTACCTGGACGGTCGCAACCGGGAGCAGATCCAGTACCTGCTGGATCGTGAGCACACAGACTGCCTGCTGACCGGCTACAGCGCCGGTCTGCGCATGAAGGTTATTCGCCGCTGGCATGAGCTGGAAGGGCAGTCTCAGGCGCGCCATGCAGTTATGGCCAACGGTACCAAGGTGGTCGGCGAGATCGCCATCATGGAATGCTTCACACGCCTGCTGAAGCCGGCGCCGTCCTGCCAGATGCTGATGCTGACCAAGATCGCAGAGAACAACGGCCTGGACCCAAAATTCCTCCCAGGCTATGCCGTGGATGCCGCGCCGGACGCCACTGGCGGCTCCAGCATGGCCACCAAGTCGGTGACCGCGCTGATTAAGGATCACGGCATTGCCCGCACGGCCGCTGCCTTCAACCGCGCTCTTGCTGCCCACGGTTACCTCAAGAACATGCAGCGCAAGAACTCCCGCCAAGTGATCGTCGATTTCTGGTCTGTCACCGACAAGGGCCTGCGCTACGGCAAAAACCTGACCAGCCCTCAGTCCCCCCGCGAAACGCAGCCGCACTGGTACGTGGATCGCTTCGTCGAATTGGCCAAATTGGTCGGGAAGGCCTGACATGCAGTTCACTGTGACCATCAACCAGGTGAAGGCGTTGGAGTGGGGGCTGAATGCTCAGCAGGCCCTGCTGTTCGCGTTCGTCTACGGCTGCCCAAGCTGGACCAAGGCCGTGAAGACTGACGACGGGATCTACTTCGCCCTGAGCAAGGCGAAGATCGTCGAAGAGCTTCCGCTGCTGACTGATCGGCCCGACACCGCTTACCGGCTGCTGAAGGCTCTGGACGCGGCCGGCCTGATCGAGCTGTCCAGCAACGCCAACATCACGCTGTTCCGCTTGACCGCGAAAGCTGCGGAGTGGAACCAGAAAGTGGATGGGTCGGAAAAATATCCGACCCCACCAGAGAACAAGGGTCGGAAAAAAATCCGATCCACCTCGGAAAAATCTCCGAGCAAGGTCGGAAAAAAATCCGAGCAAGGGTCGGAAAAATCTCCGACAAATCAGGATACCAATAATCAGGATACCAATCAGGGTACCAGTCAGGACTTGCAAGCCGCCCCGGCTGCGCCGTCGCAACCTGCCGGTTTGGTTCTAGTTTCCAGCGATAAGCCGCGGTGTGAAATCCCTGCCGATATGCCGGGCCCCAAAGACCAGTCCTGCAAAACCTTCAAGGCCTGGGCCAACTACGCCATGGCCTACCGCAAGCGCTACGACGCCTGGCCGGTATGGAATGCGAAGGTGGCGGGGCAGGTTGGCCAGCTGGTCGACCGCCTCGGCGCCGGTGTTGCCCACCACGTCGCGGCGTACTTCCTGAGCATCAACGACTCGCGCCTGATCAACGGCTGCCATGGCATCGGTGATCTGCTGGCCAAGGCAGAGGCCTACCACACCCAGTGGGCGACCAACCGCCAGATGAATGCGACCACCGCCCGCCAGATGGAAAACACCCAGGCCAACGTCAATGCCGCCCAGCAGGCTGCCGACAACATCCGTTCGGGAGGTGCGCGCAATGCTTTCCTCTGAAGAAATCGCACAACTCGCCGGCGCTATCTGCGCCACTGCAGAAACCTTGGGTCAGACCATCAGCGCCACGGCTGCCGAGCTCATGGCCGGTGACCTGGCCGAATTCTCGCCCAAGGACATCCGTACCGCGCTCCAGGCCTGCCGCCGGGAGCTGACCGGCAAGCTCACCCTTGCCGCCGTGATGCAGCGCATCCAAGCCGAAGACGGGCGCCCCGGGCGTGATGAAGCCTGGGCAATCGCCCTGGCGTCGAGCGACGAGTTCGACACCGTGGTGATGACCGACGAAATCCAGCGTGCTTTGAGCGCTGCCCGGCCAGTGCTGGACGCTGGCGACAAGATCGGCGCCCGCATGGCGTTCATCAGCGCCTACGACCGGTTTGTCTACGACGCCCGCGCCACGGCGGTGCCGGTGAAGTGGAGCCTGTCCATGGGGTTCGATCCCGCTCGCCGCATCGCCGCTGTGAACACCGCCGTGCAGCTCCAGCGCATCCCCCAGGAGCGCGCCACGCTGCTTCTGGCCGACTTGAGCCATGAGCCCATCACAGAGGATGGCCGCGCCATCGCGGGGCTGCTGACGGGCACCATGGCTCGCCCCACCGCCAAGCTCCGCGAAAAACTCAAGGCGGTGAAGGACAGCATGCTCGCCATGCGCAGGGCTACGGCCGCAGAGAAGCTTGAGATCAAGATTGCCGCTGCCAACGATCTTGCCGCCCGCCGGGCGCTGCTGATCCAGCAGGCCAATCAGTCCACCACCGAGGATCGTGTTTGATGGCCATGTCCGAACCCCGTGTTACCCAGCTACTGGCCGGCCAGTCGTCAATCGCTCGCAAGGTGTTCCAGCACGTCCCAATCCAGGACAGCTGGAGCACCCACGACATCCACTCCGCCGCTATGGCTGCCAACTCCACCGCAGTGTCGAGCTACGCGGTTCGCCGCGCCCTGGGCGAGCTCAAGGAAGCCGGGATCATTCGTGAGCCGGTCGGTGGCAAATTCCAGCGCGATGCGTTTTCCCCAAAAGCCAAGAAGGAGCCGGCCATGCCGAAAGTAGCCAATGACACCGTGGTGTCGATCAAGAAGCCGCAGGTCGGCGCCCTGGATGCGCTGGCTTTGCTATCGGGCGAGGTCGTCAGCCTGGCCGACGAGATCGGTAACCGTCTGCGCAAGTTGGCCGGCCGCATCGAGGAGGTGGCGCTGTCGGTCGAAGCTGAGCGTGAAGGCAATGCCGAATCGCTGGAGAAGCTGAAGCAGCTCCAGTCGATCCTGAAAAGCATCGGGGGTGCGTAGCCATGGCTGAAATCGTGATGCGCAGCCGTGAAGACACAAGCCGGCTGAACGGCTTCCTAGACGGCACGGACTTCTCGAAGCCCAAGAAGATCATCATCCAGGACCTGGACCGCAGCGGGGAGCAGAACAAGCTGCTTCACGCCAGGCTGACCGATATCGCCAACCAGGTCGAGCACGCCGGCAAGAAGTGGGGCGTCCTGATCTGGAAGCGGCTGCTGACGGCTGCATGGCTGCGTGAGGCCGGCGAGCGCCCGCAGATGATACCGGCGCTCGATGGGCATGGCTTCGACGTTGTGTACGAGCGCACAAGCAAATTGAGCGTGAAGCAGTGCGCCGAGCTGCTGGACTGGATCGAGGCATTCGGTGGCGAGCACCAGGTGCGCTGGACAGCCAAGGATCACTGGGGAGGGCGGTATTCGTGATCGCAGCTAAACCGCCAAAGGCCAAGAAGTGCCTCAATGCTGCCTGCGCTGCCAAGTTCATCCCGCAGCGTCTGGGCCAAAAGGTGTGCAGCCCAGCCTGTGGTCTGGCCATCAAGGACGTGAACCAGGAAAGGGCGCGCAAGTCGCTGGCCGCGATCGGGCGCAAGGAACTGCGTGCGGCGAAGGAGCGGGTCAAGACGCGCGCCGACCACATGCGTGAAGCTCAGATCGTGTTCAACGAGTGGATCAGGCTGCGTGACGCCACCCTGCCATGCGTGAGCTGCGGCCGGCACCACGAAGGCCAATATCACGCTGGCCACTACCGCACGGTGGGCGCCAACCCAGAGTTGCGCTTTGAGCCCCTGAACGTCCACAAGCAATGTGCGCCATGCAACAACCACAAATCCGGCGACATCGTGAACTACCGCATCACTCTGGTGGCCCGCATCGGCGCTGCCAAGGTTGAGTGGCTGGAAGGGCCGCACGAGCCCAAGCGTTACACCATTGAAGACTTGAAGGCGATCAAGGCCGAGTACCGCGCGAAGATTCGCGCGTTGAAGGGGGAAGCAGCATGAAGATCAATTCCGCGCGGTTGGCCTGGCACGACTGCACCTACACTGAAACCCGTGGCGGGCTTTCTGGGCTAGAACAGCAGTGCCTGCTGGGCACCGCGGTTCAGACCACGGATCGCGGCGTGACTGCCAATTCTGCCGCCCACGGCACCGTGGCTGGCTGGATTCAGTCGGCGATCGCCAAGCTCACCCCAGAGGTGCGCGTCTTCGGCGATTTCATGTACGCCCCACGTCCCGACCGCCGCCGCGCTGACGATATCCGAGAGGCAGCGGAGGAGGTCGTCTTCAATCTGGTGGTGGCCAGGTCCCCGCGCATGACCGCAGCCAAGCGCGAGAAGTTGGAGTACGTGGTGAAGGGTGTGATGCGCCGGTACCAGTACATGCACCAAGGCGGGCAGTCGGCCAACGCTGACCCGCTGGCCAGCCCGGAAAAGTTTCGGGCCTGGCTGTACGCCGAGATGGGTTGCCGCCTGGAGTCATGCGCCTGGGCTCGCGACTGGGAGCCGTTTGTGCAGCGCGCTTTCGAGTGCTGCGAGGACCTGGATCGGATGGCATTGAGCCCGGTGGCAGCAGTAATTTACGAGATGAAGGATGCGGCGTAGACGGCTTCAAAGCAGACGCCGGAGACTGAACGGGACTATCTGGGACGGAACGAGACCATTAGGTGTTGACTTCCCGCACGGCTGACGGCATCATTTCCCCATAGTTAGGATTTTGCCTACGGCAACTTCCTCGAACGAACCGGCCACTGCGCCGGTTTTTTTATGCCTGCCAGAAAGCAAAAAGCCCCGACACGTTCGTGGCTTTTTCGTATGCGCATGTAAAGAAAGAGAGGGCGACTCCAGGGAGTGTTTCGACCACCTCCTGTAGTCACCAGATCGCAGACAGTACCTGCAAGCCAGCCAAGGCCCCCTGCTCACGCGCGAGCGGGACGGATCCTAGCAGAAAATAAGGCTTTGCGGATGAAATCCGAATACAGGTGCGGTAAATGCAGCAAGCTGCTCGCGAAAGTGGGCGCTTATACAGAAATCCAAATCAAGTGTACCCGTTGTGGAACGCTAAATGACCTGAAGACCCATGAGTCTCCAAGCGCGCCGGCGAGCGAATCTGCTAGGGCTAAAACCCTGGCGCCTACATTGGAGAAACACCATGGCTGGCCCTATTGAACTGCCTCCTACTGTTATTTACGGATCGAGTGATTCGTCTGAGACCTATGCATACGATTCCAGCTGGGATGCCAGCTTTCAGAGCGTTCCTCCCTACGTTCGACAGATCCTTGAAATTCCGCTCATCGCTTCCGCAACAACCCTCAACGGTGAAGCTGTCTGGGATGCAGTCGCTGACGGCGACTCCGTTACGGCTCTGAACGAGGTATGCAAGGGGATTAGTAACCAGACCTACGATATCGTGAAGCGGCAGTTGGCAATGCACTGTTATGGGGCGTTTTCGTTGGGGAATGCGGGTCTCTATTCTCTGGCTGCCGACCAGAATGCCACTCTAAAGGATTACTACGGCCAGTTTCTAACCAGTGGCGTGGATTGGACTGCTGCCTGGGGAACTCACGGCGTTGATTTCGTTGGGACGCCGCTGATGCCCGTCGCTGCGATAGGCTATTGGCTGTTCGGTGGCGGCATTGATCGATACGTTCACATCGGCTCCCTGGATCTGCAGGTGGTCTCGACCGACTTTACTCCGATCACTGACATTCTCAACGATGCATCAAAAGGGGCTGGCATTTACCAGCTACAAGCGTCGCCATTCAGCTACAACACTTTTAGTCGAGCTCCGCTGGACTTGCCTGCAGCTGGTATGATCGGGCGAATCAGTGGTTCTCTCACTGGTACATTGACGATTACTGCCGATGGCCAGTACTCGTTCTCCGGATCGTTCACTCTGAACCCTGACCGGTATGATGCCGATCTTAGTAACCGGTCATGGGCACAGGAAGCTCTCACCACCTTCCTGCGTCAATTGGGGGATACGTTCGGCCACGCGGATTACACGATTAACTTCCTCGATGCACAAAAAGTCGAGTTCACTGGAAGCAGGTAAGCAGATGTTGAAGAAGGCCTCAGGGATTTACATGATTTTGGCTGTTCTCGCGATGGCGGGATGCGAGGATAAGTCAAAGGAGCAGTCATGCCAAAGTAATGGCGAGGCCTTCTTCAAAAGCTCGATTGATAGCTACTACAGCAGGCACGACAAGAGCGCGGTAGGTAAGTACGTACTGAAGGATGGATCGCGCTACGACACCACAAACGACTGGTGGGTGGTACCGTTCGACTTGGACGGGGAGCAATACCTCGCCATGATTAGTTGTGACGGTCACCTAGAGTTGAGCTTGGGGAGGCCGTAAAAAGCTAGCTGCCCTTATCGGCGGCAGTGTTATGACAAGGCCCAGCCATCGCGCTGGGCTTTTTCGTTTTCGGCCCCTCCGCACCCATTGCTCCGAGCTGAGAGTGCTGCAGGGGCTTTTTGCTTTTGCGTGGTAGAGCAGCGGTCAGCTCGGTGGGCTCATAACCCGCAGGTCGGTGGTTCGAATCCACCCCTCGCAACCATATTTTAGAGCCCTGTCTAGGGCCTATTGCATTCCGGAGTTTCCAATGGAGCCAGCCACTACTGCCACAGGAGCACTGTTGGCGAAGTACGGTGTTGCGCTGGCCGGATTCGCCGGCGCTGTCCTATCTCTCACGTTTCTCCGTGGACTGACTCGTAAGCAGGCAGCCGCGGCGGTGGTGACGGGCTTCGTGTCCGCGATCTTCACCACCCAGCTCGTCGTTGCATACTTCAAGCTGCCGACTGATGCAGACTCACAAAATGGGGTGGCCTTCCTGATCGGCCTGCTGGCGATGAACATCATCCCCGGCCTCAAGGCACTTGCTGGGCAGATCGGGCCTTTCAGAGGTGCCGGACCATGAACACCATCTTGAGCGCTGTCGACGCCGTCCTTTGCAGCCTGGTCATCCTGGCCGCCATGGATTATCTGCGTCGGGTGCATCCATTCGAACAGCCCCTGCTGGCCGTGTCGTTCTACCTGGTGGCAGTGAGCGCCTTCGCATTGCTGGCTGCCCAGCTGCGCGGCCACGTCTCGCACCCTGCCGAGGTGTCGCTGCATGCCGGCATCGTCATGTACGCCTGGGCCCGTCGGCATCACATTTTCGTATGGCGCGGTCAAGAGCGGCGCAAGGCGAGCACACGATGAACATCCTGAAATCTATCCGTGCCTGGTTCTCCGGGCTCACTACCAAGAAGGAGCCAGTCATGGCTGATCCAACCCCTGAAGTCACCACCGCACCTGCCACTACCACCGACACCGACAAGCTGAAGGCGCTGCTGGTTGCCCTGGGCCACGACGTGGAAGCTGAGTGGGACCACCTGATCGCCCTGGTGCAGAAGGCCGTCTGATCTGCCGCGCCACGAAATGGCGGGTAGCAGTTCGTGGCGCGCACTGACTGAGGATTCCCCATGGGAGCCAAAACCAATTCCTCGAAGGGCGTCGCAGCTCTGGGCTGGTCCGCGCTTGCGGTCCTCGCTCTCTGCGTCCTGGCCTACACCTTCATCTGACCCACGCAGCAGAGAGGCAGCCTCATGGACAATCAGCACAAGAAGATCACCGGTTACCGCGACCTGACCCAGTCCGAGATCGACGGCATGAACTCGATCAAGGCCCTTGAGGCTGATGCGGGCGAGCTTTTCAAGCAGATCGGTCAGATTGAGGGCGTTGACCAGCGCCTGTTGGCCCTGGCCAAGACTAATCTGCAGCAGGGCTTCATGTGGTTTGTGCGCTCGATCGCCAAGCCAGCCGACCCTTTCAGCTGAGGTGCGCTATGGGTGATGTGACCCGCCTGCATCATGCATTGCCGCTCGGCCCAGAGGTCGCAGCCGCAGTAAAAGGCCTAGATAGCGCAATCGCCAATGCCATCGACGCTGCCAAGGCTGCCGGCATACCCCAGGGCCTGGTGGTTGGCATCCTCCACGGCCATGCCCATGCTGAGACGCACAAGATGGTGGTGAAGTGAACAGGCCATATCCGCCCAAGGAAGCGACCGAGCTATCTGACCTAGCGGACATAGGCATCCGGCTTGCTCCCGCGCCAGAAGTGTGGGAATGGGTTGGAATCCATGTGCTCGCTGAAGACGGGGAGATCCACAACCCCGACCACGCCCATCTGCTCGACGCCAATGTCCGCGTGATGTGGGCCTCTTCCAGCTTCGAGAAGGCAGGCCGCCGGGTGTTGGGCCAAGCCGAACAGGTCGCCTTCCGAGCAGGGGGGTGGCAGAAGGCGCGGATGGAGCAGCAGATGCGTGACTGGTTTGGCGAGGTGCCGGCCTTCATCATCACGCTGGCCGCCGACTACTGCGCCTACTGCAGCGATACCGAGTTCTGCGCCTTGGTAGAGCATGAGCTTTATCACATCGCCCAAGACACCGACCGATACGGCGCGCCGGCCTTTACCCAGGACGGCGGCCCAAAGCTGAAGCTGCGCGGACACGACGTGGAAGAGTTCGTCGGTGTCGTCCGCCGCTACGGTGCGAGCGAGGAGGTGCAAGCCTTGATCGACGCCGCAAATCAACCCGCCGAGGTGGGCAAATTGAACATTTCGAGGGCCTGCGGAACCTGTCTGCTCAAGTCGGCCTGATTCCCATGACAGGTTTTGACGGATGAGGCCCCTATGGCAGTGCTACGAAGCGAGGTAAAGGCCTTCATTGTGCAGGCTCTGGCCTGCTTCGATACGCCCTCCCAGGTGGTCGCCGCGGTCAAGACAGAGTTCGGCATTGAAATCAGCCGCCAGCAGTGCGAGTCGCACGATCCCACGAAGTTCGCCGGGCAGGGCCTGGGCAAGAAGTGGGTCGAGCTGTTCCATGATGCGCGCAAGCGCTTTCGTGAAGAGACAGCTGATATCCCCATTGCCAATCGCGCGTTCCGACTTCGCACGCTGGGACGCATGGCCGAGAAGGCCGAGAACATGAAGAACATGGCGCTGACTGCCCAATTGCTGGAGCAGGCAGCCAAAGAGGTAGGCGACGTATACGTGAATCGCCGCCTTGAACCCGACAAGCCCCTTGGCTCCCAGGCTGATCAGCCGCACGCGATCGCTGAGTACACCCTGGAGCCTGATGAGAATGTCCCGTCTACCCCGTACCTATGACCCCCCGGTAAAGCTGACGCCGAAGCAGGCGAACATCTACGTTTGGGGCTTCCAGCCTGAGGCACGATTTCGCGATGCCGTGTGTGGCCGGCGGTTCGGCAAGACCTTTCTCGGCAAGGCAGAGATGCGCCGCGCGGCCAGGTTGGCTGCGGAGTGGGGCGTAAGCGTGGAGGATGAGATTTGGTACGGCGCGCCGACCTTCAAGCAGGCCAAGCGTGTGTTCTGGCGCCGCTTGAAGCAGGCGATCCCTGAAGCCTGGCGCGCGACCCGGCCGAACGAGACGGAATGCTCAATCACTCTGAAGTCCGGTCATGTCATGCGAGTGGTGGGGCTCGACAACTACGACAACCTGCGCGGTTCCGGCCTGTTCTTTGTCCTGGTGGACGAATGGGCCGACTGCCCGTGGGAGGCCTGGGAGGAAGTCCTGCGGCCGATGCTCTCGACCTGCCAGTACACGCTGCCTAGCGGTGATACGCGCAAAGGCGGTCACGCACTGCGGATCGGCACGCCGAAGGGCTTCAACCATTGCTACGACACGTTTCAGGATGGCCGGCCAGGCCATGAGCCCGACCACAAGAGCTGGCTCTACACCTCGCTGGACGGCGGCAACGTCCCCGCCGAGGAACTGGACGCGGCGCGCCGGAAGATGGACCCGCGCACGTTCCGCCAGGAGTACGAGGCCAGCTTCGAGAACTATGCGGGCGTCGTCTACTACACCTTCAGTCGCGACGAGTGCCGCACCACTGAGCGCATCAAGCCCGGCGAGGCGCTGCACATTGGCATGGACTTCAACGTCATGAAGATGAGCGCCGTGGTCTACGTGGTGCGCGACGACCTGCCGATGGCTCTGGATGAGTTCCACGCCGTGCGCGACACGCCGGAGATGATCGAGAAGATCAAGGCTCGCTTCCCTGGCCACACCGTCGCGGTCTACCCGGATGCCAGCGGCCAGAACACCAGCAGCAAGAACGCAAGTGAATCGGACCTGTCCTTGCTCAAGAAGGCGGGTTTCACGGTGGTGGTCGACTCGATGAACCCCAGCGTCAAAGACCGCGTGAACGCCCTCAACGCCATCCTGCTAAACAGCTACGGCGAGCGCCGCCTGAAGGTCAACATCGACCAGTGTCCGCAGCTCACGCTCTGCTTGGAGCGCCAGACCTACACGGACAAGGGCGAGCCTGACAAGGACCCGAAAAAGGGCCACGACCACATGAACGATGCTGCTGGCTACTTCATTGCCAAGCGCTACCCGATCAAGTCTCAAACTGCCGGCGCGCGCCGTATTGGAGGATTGGCCTGATGCCAGTGCAATCGACAAGCCCAGACTACGACGCCCATCTGCCCGAGTGGCTGATGATGGACGACGCGCTCGAGGGCGAGTGCGCGATCAAGCGCAATGCGGTCAACCTGCCCAAGCCCAGCGGCATGGTGGAGGCCGAGAAACTGGACGGGCAGGGCAACGCCTACCTCTACGCGAACTACCGGGACCGGGCTCAATACGATCACTGGGTGCGCGACGCGCTCCGCTCGATGATGGGCCTGGTCTCCCGGTTGATCCCCGAAATCAAACTGCCCTCCGGCATGCAGGACCTGGAGGACAACGCCACGGCTGACGGCTTCGGCCTGAACCAACTATTCTTCCGCATGGTGCGCCAAGCCATTTCCCACGGCCGGGTGCCGCTGGTAGTGAATGTGGACGAAAGCGGCGAGCCGTACTTCTCGACCTACGCCACACGCAACGCGATCAACTGGAAGGTCGGCTCGATGGGCGGCCGGCAGGATCTCACTTTGTCGGTGTTCGTGGAGTTCCGCGACAACCAGGAGGACGAGTACGACCACGACTGCAAGCGCGTTTACCGAGTGTTCAAGCTGCTTGATGGCGTATGTCACAGCGCCGTGCTGGGCGAGGATGGCGCGGTGCTGGAGGAGCTACGGCCCTTGGGCACTGTGAACAACGACAACCAGCTGGTGCGCGGCCTGGAATACCTGCCGGTGATCTACTGCGGCTCCACCGACAACTCCCCCGGCGTCGACGAGGTGCCGCTGCTGACCATGGCCCGGGCGGCACTGAAGAGCTACCAGCTCAGCGCCGACTACTTCACCGCTCTGCACCAGACCAGCCACCCGCAACCGTGGGTGTCGGGCTTGGACGATGAGGTGGAACTGAGCGTGACCGGCCCGTCGGCCGCTTGGGATCTGGGCCGAAACGGGTCGTGCGGATACCTGGAGTTCCAGGGCGCTGGCATTGAGGCTGTCCGCCAGGCCATGGACGACCAGAAGAACGCCGCCCTGGAGGCAGGTGCCAAGGTGATGGATGCCTCAGGCGCTGAGTCGGGCGAGGCGCGCAAGACGCGTCAGAACGACCAGCATGCCACCTTGCACAGCATCGTCATCACCGTGGCCGCTGCCATTGAGCAAGGCCTGCGCTATGCCGCCGAGTGGACCGGCTACAACCCGGACGACGTGACCTTCACGGTCAAGCCGGAATTCATCATCCCCGACGTGGATGCCCAGGTACTGGCCGAGCTGCAGAAGGCAGTTGCCGCCGGCGGGATCAGCTGGGACACCTACTGGCAGTACCTGACCACCGGGAAACTGCCGGAGCGGGCCTACGACGAGGAAGCCACCCTGGTCGGTGATGAGACCGACGCTGGGCGTGGCCTGAACCTGGACAAAGACGATGGCAGCGATACCCCAACAGAACCCGGACAGCCAGCTACTGGAGCAAACGACCCGGCATAGCGTCATGCTCGAGCGGTTGAAGGCTGGCGAGGTGAAGAAGTTCGAGCGGTACCTGCGCAAGATCGACACCGTGGTGCGCGATCAGCTGACCCGCAAGGAGCTGACCACCTACGGACGGCAGAGGCTGGAGGAGTTCCTGGCTCGCGTCGACGGCAAGCTGCTGGCCATCTACAAGGACTACAGCGACCTGGTGCAGGCCGACCTGGTCGATATCGCCCAGTACGAGGCGACGTTTGAGGCCAACAGCCTCAGCAACGCGCTGTCGGTCGATGCGGTAATGCCCACCAATGCGGTCATCCGTGCCGCAGTGTTCTCTTACCCGCTGCAGGTGACCGGCCTGGACGGCGGCAAGCTGCTGAAGCCGTTTCTAAATGGCTGGACCCGGTCGGAGACGATGCGCGTAACCAACGCCATCCGCCTGGGCTATGGCCAGGGCCAAACCAATGCCGAGATCGTGAAGGCGATTCGCGGCACGGCAGACCAGAACTTCAACGACGGTATTCTCGCGGTGAGCAACCGCAACGCCCGCTCTGTCGTGCAGACGGCCATCCAGCACGTGGCCACCACGGCGCGCATGGAAACGCTGAAGGCGAACAAGGACGTGGTGCCGGGCTATCGCTGGGTATCGACGCTCGACCGTAAGACCAGCGCCCAGTGCAAGGGGCTGGATGGCCGGGTGTTCGAACTGGGCAAAGGGCCGCTGCCACCGGCGCACATCAATTGCCGGTCGACCACGGTGCCCAGCACCAGGTTGTCGGCCACTTTCTCAAAAGGGGCTACGCGGGCTTCCGTGGGTGATGCCGGCGGCGGCCAGGTAGACGCGGGTCTCAGCTATTACGATTGGCTGGCGACCCAGCCTGCGAGCTTCCAGGATGCGGCACTCGGCCCGGTACGCGGCAAGCTGTTCCGCGATGGTGGTCTGCCTCCGGCGAAGTTCGCCATGCTGCAACTGGATAGCAAGTTCCAGCCTCTGACGCTGGAGGAGCTGAAAAAGCTTGAGCCTGAAATGTTCCGCAAGGCCGGTGTAAACTGATCGCCCCACACCACAGGGCGCGCCATGATCATCGTCGAGCACGGGCAGGGCACCGATCCAGCAGCGAACAGCTACGCCGACGCTAGCTCACTTCGCTTCCATGGTGAGTACTACGGATTCCCGGTGCCGGAGGACGAGGCCGGCCAGGTCGAGTACCTGCTGAAGGCGGCTCGGGCCATGGATGCAATGCGCTGGAAGGGCGTACCGGCCTCAGCCGGCCAGCCGCTGGCCTGGCCCCGCGACGGGATCGTGCTGGCGGGTGAGTTCCTGAGCAGGGCCCTGATCCCATACGGCATCCGGCATGGCCAGGTGATGCTGGCCATTGAGCTTTACGCCGATGACCACGGCATCGAGCTGGTTGAGCCTACTCACTGCTTCGACGGCAAAACGTCCGTTCCGCTCACGCGCAGTACCGAGGCATTCCGCAACCACCCGCCATTGTGGGTCGCGAGCCGCACGCAGTTCGCCGACTACCTGGTGATGCGTGGGCTGCAGATCGTAAGGACTTAAACCTCAGCCCTGCGGTTTCAGTATTCTCCAGGACGTGGCACATTGTGAGCCCCGCAACTGGAGTGATCATCAATGGCGAAGACCGCAAAGCAGTATTTGGATTCAGAACTGGCGGAGCACCCGGTAGCCGAAGACGATCCTGGTGCATCGGTGCTATTCGCCATCGTTGATCTGCGAGAGATGGAGCCCGGGGACATTAACGAATCGATGAAGCGGGAGATCATTGAGTTGGCGATTCCCCGGTTACAAACGATTTATCCATGGGCCTCCAGCATCAAGGCCGGCCAGATCGGCACCAATCCTGCCGGTTGGCTCATGCACTTCAAAATCCAGCGATAGCACAAACCTCGAATCACAGAACCTCGGCCATGCCGGGGTTTTTTTATGCCCGCAAGGCGGGCCAACCAATCCCCAGGGGATATCCATGCCATTTGAATTTGACCCGGCCGCCGCTGGCCTCACCCTCGATGCTACCCAGGCCGCAGCCCTTCAGGAGGCGCTGGGCGGCAAGGTGCAGGAGTACCTGGACAAGGAAGTGACTGGCCTGAAAGCCAAGAACACCGAGCTGCTGGGCTCCAACCGGACCATCAAGACCGAACTGGACAAGCTGAAAGGTCAGTTCGAAGGCCTGGATATCGATGCTGTGAAAGGCCTGCTGGCCAAGGTCGGCCAGGACGAGGAAACCAAGCTGATTGCCGAGGGCAAGCTGGACGAGGTCATCACCCGGCGCACCGAGCGCCTGCGCGGTGACTACGACAAGCAACTGGCCGCCGAGAAGGGGCGCGCCGACAAGGCCGAGGCCTTCGCTGCCAAGTACAGCGACAAGGTGCTGGCCGACTCCATCCGCGCTGCCGCCCTCAAGGCCGGCGCGCTCCCTGAGGCTGCCGAGGACATCATCCTGCGCGCCCGGGGCACCTTCAAGCTCAGCGAAGACGGCGAAGCGATCGCTACCGACCGTGATGGCGAGGTCATCTACGGCAAGGATGGCAAGACACCTCTGTCCCCGTTCGAATGGGCGGAATCGCTGCGTGAAACTGCAACTCACCTGTGGCCAAGGGCCCAGGGCGCCGGACAGACCGGCGACAACGGTGGCAAGGCCACGAAGAAATGGGGCGAGTACACGGAGACCGAGCGCGCCGCGCTGGCCCGCGACAACCCCGAAGCGTTCAAAAAACTCATGGCCACCAAAGGAACCTAATCCATGCCAACCACCCAACTTTCGGACATCTTCGTCGCCGACTACTACGCAAGCCTCGACCCGGTGAACTCGCCTGAGCGCACCGCGGTGTATGAATCAGGCATCATCACCCGCTCGCCGGTGCTGGATGCTGTCGCCAACAATGGCCAAGGCACTGCCGAAGTCTCCTACTGGCAGGACCTGGACGCCGACGAGGCACCCAACGTCTCCAACGATGACCCGGACGACCTGGGCGCCGTTGGCAAGGTCACCCAGGGCACCATGCGTGCGCGCACCCTGTTCCTCAACAAGGGCTATGGCGTAGCTGACCTGACTGCCGAACTGGCCAACTCCGAACCAATGCAGCAGGTGCGAAACCGCTTCGGCACCTACTGGACCCGCCAGTGGCAGCGTTACCTGCTGGGTTCGGCTCGCGGCATCATCGCGTCGAACATCGCCAACAACGCCGGCGACATGGTCGTCGACGCCGGCGCGAGCATCAGTGCCACCGCGTTCCAGGACGCAGCGTTCACCGCCGGCGACGCCGCCGACCAGTTCAGTGCTATCGGCGTGCACTCGGCGGTCATGAACCAGATGGTCAAGCAGGACATGATCGAGTACCTGCGCGATTCCGAGGGCAAGATCATCCTGGCGACCTACCTGGGCAAGCCCGTATTCATGGACGACGGTCTGACCTACAGCGCTGGCAAGTTCCTGTCGGTGTTCTTCGGCCAGGGCGCCTTCGGCTACGGTGTGGGCAGCCCGCACACCCCGGAAGAGCTGCAGCGCAAGCCTGACGGCGGCAACGGCGGTGGCGCTGAAGTGCTGTGGGAGCGCAAGACCTACATCTTGCAGCCTGCGGGCTTCAGCTGGGCCGGCAGCAACGTGCTGAACCAGAGCCCGACCGCGACCCAGTACGCCGCTGCGGCCAACTGGACCCGCGTCTTCGACCGCAAGCAGGTGCCGTTCGCGGCTGTCATCAGCGGCACCGCTCCAGTCGGCGGCTGACCACCAGCCTGGCGCCTCTCGGGGCGCCGGGTCACCTCGAGGTGAACCATGAAAGTCATTTATACCGACGCGCCCGGCACTGAGGCCGGAACGTGCTACCGACTGCTGAGCGAGTTCTTCGGCGTCATTGGCTCGGCGACCGAGGTACTGGTGCAGGGCGACAATCCCAACATCATCGACGCCTACAAGCGCGCTGGGATCAAGGTCAGCGCTGTGGGCGAAGACGGCCTGCGCCTGGACGGCCCGACAGTGGCTGAATACGTCGCTGCAGGCTATCAGGCCAGCGCCTACCCGCCTGAAGGCTACGCATCGCGCAGCATGGCCGACGAGATCGCTGCAGCGGTAGCCGCCCAGGCAGGCCCCGCTGAAACCGACCCACTCAAGATGACTGTGCCGGACCTGAAGGCCTGGCTGACCGCCAAAGGCATCACGTTCGACTCAGCAGCCAAGAAAGAAGACCTGCAGGCCCTTGTGCCGAAGGAATAAGGATCAGCACATGACCGACTTCATCACCGTTGCCGATGTCGATGCCCAGCTCGGTCCTGACTGGGCTGGCACCGGTGATCCGGTCCTTTCTGTGGCCATGGCCAACGCCTGGCTCACGGCCAAGATTAAGCGGGTTGTCCCTGATCCGGTTCCGGCCGAGATCAAGACGGCCGGCGCTCAGGTGGCGAAGGTCGCCGCCGCGGGCAACCTCTACAAGGACACCAAAAAGGAAGTCCAGAGCACGACGGTTTCAGCGCAGGCCGGCACATCCACCAGCAAAACCTACGTCGCTGGTTCGACTGATCTCACACAAGGCGAGAACTTCGCCCTGGCGCTGCTGGAACCTTGGGTCAAACGGCCGGGCGTCTTCATGCTCAAGAGGGTGTAGCCATGGGCATGCGTGACGACATTCAGGCGGACTTGGCTGAGGCCTTCGACGATGCGGACGGACTGGCCGATGCTGTGAAGCCCGTGGTAGGAACGCGCACTGTAACCGGCGCATACGACCCTGCCACCGGCAAGCCGGCCAGCACGACCACGACGTACGCCGGGCGTGGGGTGTTTGGCAGCTACTTGGCCAAGGAAATTGACGGCTCCCGCGTCCTCGGCACGGATGAGAAGCTGCTGGTGCTGCAGAATGAGCTGCTGATCACCGTCGGCGGCGCGGCAACTGTGGATCTGGCCCAGCCGATGGTGGGAGACGTTATTGGAGGCAAGCGGGTGCTAGACGTCGGTCAGGACCCAGCTGGTGCAACCTGGACACTTCAGCTGAGGAAATAGCATGGCCTCCAAGTACGCCGGCAAAAGCGGTAGTTTCGCCGCCCAGATCCAAGCGTTCGCCGCGCAAGCTCAGCAGACCATAGACGCCACACTGCGCGAGATCGTGATTGAGATCGGCAGTAGCGTGATCATGATGTCCCCCGTGGGTAACCCGGAGATCTGGGCCGCGAACGTAGCGCACCGCCAGAAGAACACCCAGGCCGCTGACGACTACGACTACAAGGTCGCTATCCGCAATACGCTGATCAACCTCGACGACAGCAACTTCACCAAGGCTGGCAAGCTGCGCAAAGGCGTGAAGTACGCCAAGCCCCTGACCAAGACCGAGCGAAACCAGAATTTCAACGTGAACGGCCTGGTGGCGGGCAAGGACTACGTCGGTGGCCGCTTCCGGGGCAACTGGATGTTCAGCATCGGCGCGCCGGATGGCTCGACCACTGAAGAGGTGGATCGGAGCGGTGCTAAATCTATGGCCCGTATCCGTAATGGCGCCGTTGAGTTCCAAGCTGGCCAGACGGCCTACATCACCAACAGCCTGCCCTATGCCATCCCGCTGGAGTTCGGTCATTCGACCCAGGCCCCGGGCGGCATGGTGCGCATCACCGTCGCGCGCTTCCAGCAGATCGTGCTGGAGGCCATCAGGAACAACCAGGTATGAGCCACAAGATCATCCGGTTCATTTACGAGCAGCGCCTGGCAGCCTGGGCGGCGGGGCAGGGCCTGCGGGTCGCCTATCAGAACGTGAGCTTTGATCCTGCTGATGGTGAGACCTACCTGGCGGCATTCACGCTGCCCGCCGGTACCGACAGCAACACCCTGGCCGGGGACCACAAGCTGTACACCGGCCTGTTCCAGGTCAATGTGGTGACACCTGCCGGGAATGGCCCGGGGGCTGCCGAGAGCCTGGTGGACGACCTGGCCGGTCTGTTCCCCGTCTACCTGCGGCTCAGCCAAGGCGACTTCACCGTGACCGTGATGACCCCAGTCGATCCCGGCACCGGCATCGTCGGCGACACAACCTACAGCGTCCCGGCCTCATTCCAGTACCGCGCTGACACCGAATAACTCGCCCGTTGGGCAACCCTGAACCCGCCCTGTGCGGGTTTTTCATTTCTGCATGAGGAAAATCCCATGGGCTTCAAGCTTCCCAACGGCGCGACCATCCAACACGCCGCCACCTACGAGGCCGAACTGGCCTTTACCGCGATCACCAACGCTTCCGAGGCTGTGGCCACCGTGGTAGGTGCAGATCTCGAAGCGGGCGACATTGTGCTGGTTACCTCCGGCTGGAGCCGTCTGAACAGCCGCGTGGTGCGCGTGAAGGCCGCCACGGACACCGCGATCACGCTGGAAGAAATCGATACCACTGATGTGCAGCTGTTCCCGGCTGGCGGCGGTGCGGGCACCCTGAAGAAAGTGCTGACCTGGGTCCAGATCCCGCAAGTGACCGAAGTCGCGTTTTCCGGCGGCGAGCAGAACTACTTGGATGTGGTTTTCCTGGAAGACGACCTCGGCAAGCAGATTCCGACCGACAAGTCGGCCGCCAGCATGGCACTGACCATCGCCGATGACCCTGCCAAGCCGTTCAACGCCGTCCTGGCCAAGGCCGACTCTGGCAAGCAGGTCGAGGCCGCCCGCATGAACCTGCCTGGCACCGACACGATTCTCTACGGCACCTATACCTCGTTCTCCAAGCAGCCGGTGGTGTCCCGTAACAATCTGCTGACCCGCACCGTCAACCTGGCGCTGCAGGGCGAACCCACTCGCTACCTGACGGCGGCCGCGTAAACCATGACGACCTTCAAAATTGCCCAAGACCCCACGTTCAAGCAGGACGTGGCCATCCCCCGCGTAGGCGGCGAGCCGATGCTGGTGCCGTTCGAGTTCAAGTACCGCGACCGCGAAGAGTTGGCCGCGCTGTTCACGGGCTGGCAGGAGCGCGCCGAGAAGGACCAGGAAGCCCTCAAGGCTCGCGGCGCTGACGTGACGCTGAAGGAAGTCACCGAGGCTCAGTTGGCTGTCGACTTCGAGCAGGTGAAGGATCTGGTGGTTGGCTGGGGCTTCGATGATGCATTCGACGATGACTCCATCCGCGCCCTGGTCCGCACTTCTGTTGGCGCCGGCCGGGCAATCGTCGATGCCTACCAGGCAGCGTTCCGGGCGACCCGCGAGGGAAACTAAGGGCCGCCGCCCGTGCGATGTACGAGCCCGGAGCCTCAGCCGACGTGCTGGCGGTCTTCGGGTTCTCGCCCAGTGACTTCGAGGAAGAGTTCGAGCTGATGCCCGACATCCTGCCATCGTTCGCGGTCTTCGAAGCCATGTCCACCCAGTGGCGCACGGGCGCATGCGGCGCTACCGGCCTGGATTACGGCGCCCTGCCGGCAGTTATGCGCCTGATGGCCGTGCCCGCCGCGCAGCGTCGCAGCATTTTTCACGACCTCCGAATAATGGAGGCAGAAGCCTTGGCCTGCATGGCCCAGGGCAAGGAATAGCGGAGCCGCCATGAGCAACATCGCCGAACTCGGGATTGCAGTAGATTCGGGTGATGCCGTCCAAGCGGCCACGGACCTTGAAAAGCTGGCCCAGGCAGGAGCCAAGGCTGAGAAAGCTGCAGAAGGTGTCGCCGAGGGCTTTGACAAAGCCGCAACATCCGCCAAGGACCTGTCCACCGCGGAGGCCAAGCTTTCCGAGTCGTCCGAGGACGCCATGACTCGGCTCACAGCAATGGCGAAGGCGTCGTTGGAGGCCAGCGAGTACCACAAAAGCCTGACCTCTGGCGTCACCGATGCATCATCCGCCATGAAGGGTGGCTCCACGGCCGCCCGGGACTGGGCGGCTGAGCAGGCCGCAATGAACGCTCGGGGCCAGGCGCTCTTGGCGACTGAAACCCGGCTCGCTGAGGAGGCCAAAAAGGCTGCAGCAGCGACCGGCGTACAGGCTGAAGGTCTCCAGGCGCTACTCGGCAAGATCAACCCTACCGTCGCGGCGCTGGCCAAGCTTGACGCCCAGCAGGAGCAGTTGGCGAAGTACAAGAAGGCCGGGCTGATCGACAGTGACACCTTCAAGGACTACTCGGCAGACATCGAGGCATCGCGGGCGAAGCTGAAAGCGTTCAACGACGAGGGCAGCAAGTCGAAGGCCCCGCTGGAAAGTGTGGCCTTGGGCACCAAGGAAGCGCGGGAAAACATCCTCCAGTTCGTCAACGCTCTTGCCGAGGGAAATCTTCGCGTCGCCGCGCACAACCTGATGGAAATTGGCACCAACGCTGGTGGCATCGGGAATGCGTTTGATGCCCTCAAATCAAAGATCAAGTCTCTGTTCGGCTTCGGTTCCGGTGCGGCTACGCTTGGCGCGACCCTGAATGGCGTTGCCTCGGGCGCGAAGGATGTTGCTGAGAATGCGGGCGAGGCGGGGGAGGGCCTTTCCGATTTCGCCGAAAGCACAAATACCGCAACCGAAGCTGCGGAAAATGCCCACAAGGCCATCGGTGCGATTACGCCTGCCGTCTCCAGTGCTACCGCTGGCCTCATTGCTGGTGCGGCCGCATTTGCTGCTGTGGCTGCAGCCATAGGGGTTGTCATCTACGGCTACAGCCAGGGCTCCAAGGAGGCGCAGGAATACAAACAAGCGCTCATCCTGACGGGTAATGCTGCTGGTACGTCCGCGGGCGCCATGGGCGATCTCGCCCGAGAGGTGAGCGAGACCAACGGTACCGTGGGCGAAGCTGCGGCATCGCTAACCAAGTTGGCGAATTCGGGCGTGATTGCGGGGGATAGCTTCAAGGCTATCGCCGAAGCCGCGTCGCTGATGGAGGACGCGACAGAAAAATCGGTCGATGCAACCATCGCCGAGTTCGTGAAGATTGCCAAGGACCCGGTCGCTGCAGCCAAAGAGCTCAACGACCAGTACCACTTCCTGACCCAGTCCGTGTACGCGCACATCGTGGCGCTGAAGGAGCAGGGAGACAACGTCGGCGCAGTCAAGCTCCTCACCGATACCTATGCCCAAACTGTGCAGCTACGGGCTGCAGAGATCACGGCGAACCTGGGTCTGATCGAGAAGGGGTGGAAGGGCGTCAAGGACGCTGCCAAAGGGGCGCTGGACGCTACCCTGAACGTGGGCCGGGAGCAAAGCCTGGAACAGCAGGCCGAAGCGCTCAAGCAGCGCCTGGCAGATGCATCGAACTACTCCAACCTTCCAACGATCGGGGCGGACAACCCTGACATGATGGCTACCGGGGCCAGCCGGGAGCAGGACCAGGCCCGCCTGGACTTCCTGAATCTGCAAATCGATGGCGAACGCACCCGGGCCAAGTATGTAGGCGACCGAGCCGAAGCGGAAAAGGAGGCCATTGCCGCCAGTGACAAGGTCAAGGCGCTCAATGACTCGAACCTCACTGCCGAGCAGAAACGCAATAAGGAGATAAAGGAATATCTCCAGAACATCGAAAAAATCAAATCGGTAAACCCTACTTCGCCGCTGGTACAGCCTGCTGCGGTGGCCAAGGGCATCCAGAACATCAAGGACAAGAACAAGGACCCGCAGTCGGCTGCCGGTGCAGTAGACCTTACCGCTTTCAACACGGCCCAGAACAACCTGAAGGCCATCCAGGACGAGTATGCCAATGCCTTCAAGCAGCTTGATGCCGCCCAGAAGGCCGGGCTTATCTCCCAGGAGGATTACTCACTCAAGCGCGCGGCAATCCTGGGGAACGAGAAGGACGAGGTCACCGCGGCCTACCAGGCGGAAATCGCAGCGCTAGAGTCGGTGCGCGATAAGGCGTCGACCACTGCAGTCCAGCGTATCCAGATCGACCAGAAGATCGCCGACGCCCGGGCCAGCATGCTCAAGGCCCAGAAGGACGTCGATAGCGAGTTGGAGGTGCTATCGGCTAACGAGCAGGGCCGTCTGCGCAAGGAAGCCCAGGCAGTCAAAACCTACACCGACGCGCTACAACAGCAGGTCGCCACGCTGCGCCTACAAGGTGAGCGTGCGGCCGCAGGGCTCGGCCAGGGCGATCGCCAGAAGGCGCTAACCGACCAGCAGAACGCCATCGACGACAAGATCAACCAGCAGAAGCTGGACCTGGCCAACCAGTATGGCGACGGCTCGCGCGGCATGAGCCTGGACGAGTACACGAAAAAACTCGCCGCGCTGAACGCCACCCAGCAAGACCTGCACGACACCGCGATCAAAAATTACGACGATTTGACCACGGCGCAGGGGGATTGGACGGCTGGCGCAACCTCAGCCCTCCAGAACTACCTGGATAACGCCCAAAACGTCGCCGGGCAGATGAAGTCCGCTTTCACCTCGTTATTCGATGGGCTGACCGATGCGGCGGTGGACTGGGCCTTCGGCGCCGATGAAAGCTTTGGCGACGTCCTGCTCAGCTTCGCCAAGATGCTGGCCAAGATGGAGCTTGAGGCAGCCGCGTCCAGCGTCTTTTCCAGTGTGTCAGGGAGCGGCATCAGCGGGCTATTGAGTGGGCTTTCCAGCAGCGGATCGGCATCTGCAGGCAGTACGGCCGCCGGATATACCGGATCTGCCTATTCCAACTGGGTATCAGCGACCTATTCCGACGGTGGCTATACCGGCCCGGGTGGGAAGTACGACCCAGCTGGTGTGGTGCACGGCGGCGAGGTGGTGATCCGCAAGGAGGTAGTCGATCAGCCCGGCATGAAGGACTACCTGGTGGGCCTGAATGCCAGGGGCTACGCCGACGGCGGTTACGTCACTCCGGTTGCTACCGCCGGCGGAGCAGGCATTCGTGCAGCAAATGCCGCGACCTCTGCTTCGGCCGCTCCGCAGGTGAATATCCAGATCGCCAGCGACGGTAGCACCCAGGTCGCCAGCAATACTGCCGGTCTGCAGCAGTTCGGCCAGCAGATGGGCGAGATCGCGGCCAGCAAATACAAAGAGCTGGAAGCCCGGTCGCTGTCTTCGGGCGGCAACATCCGCAAGGCCATCAATGGGAGGTAGGAATGACGGAAGTATTCACCTGGACGCCGGACAGCAAGCCCACGGGGAGGATTACCCAGCGCACCCGGTCGGCCAAGTTTGGTGACGGGTACGAGCAGGTGGCTGGCGACGGCATCAATGCTGAAAGCCAGTCCTGGCCGCTGACCTTCACTGGGTCCAAGGCCCGCATTAAAGCGATCCTGGACTTCCTAAGGGCGCGCAAGGGCTATCAGTCGTTTTACTGGACGCCGCCTTTTGGCGACCAATCATATTTCCGTTGCAAAGAGTTCGATCCGGCGGATCAGGGCGGCGGGAAGTGGATTCTTTCTGTAACTTTTGATCAGGCCTTCGCGCCCTGAGGTAACCCATGGGAATCAACGCCGACATCCAGACCCTGGAGCCCGGGGAGCGGGTGGAGCTTTTCGAGCTCGACGCCACGGCTATCGGGGCTGATCTCTACCGGTTCCACGGCTACCAGCGCCTGGGGTCGATCTGGTGGCAGGGCCTGGAGTATTCACCCTGGCCCATTCAGGCCAGCGGGTTTGAGATCACCTCAGACAGTCAGCAGCCCAATCCGACGTTGCTGGTCGGCAACGTCACTGGCTTTATCACAGCATTGTGCCTTGGGTTCGAGGACTTGGCTGGGGCCAAAGTGACACGCAAACGCACCATGGGGCGCTACCTCGATGCCGTGAATTTTGCCGGCGGCAATGCCGAGGCAGACCCAGACGAGGCCTTCCCCGACGACATATGGTACGTGGAGCAGAAGACCGGAGAAGACAAGACACAGGTCGAGTTCACGTTGTCTTCGCCCATCAACCTCAACAACAAGCAGCTCCCAGGCCGGCAGATCGTCGCCAACTGCTGCCAGTGGTTGTCCATCGGCGGGTACCGGGGCCCTTACTGCGGCTACACCGGTGGGCCGGTGGCTACGGACGACGACATCATCACCACGGATGCCGCAAGCGATATGTGTAGCGGTACCCTCAAGGGCTGCAAATTCAGGTTTGGCGAGACCGGTCAGTTGCGGTACGGCTCGTTCCCAACCGCTGGGAGGACGGGATGAACATTACCGACAGCGTTCGCGCCGCGATCGAGGCCCAAGCGGTGGCCGGATACCCGCATGAGGTGTGCGGCCTGGTCATCCGCGAGGCAGGGTGCCAGGTCTACGTGCCGTGTGACAACGGTGCGACAACGCCCAGCGAGCATTTCCGCATCGCGCCGGAGGAGTACGCCCAGGCGGAAGACCGTGGCGAGGTGCTGGCCGTGGTGCACAGCCATCCCGACTACTCGCCGCAGCCTAGCGCCGCAGACCGAGTGGCGTGCGAGGCCATCGAGCTGCCGTGGCTGATCATCGAGGTTCGCCGCGGCGAGGATGGTATGGTGGCTGCCGGCGAGATGGTGGCGTTCGCGCCCACGGGCTACCAGGCGCCCCTGATTGGCCGCCCGTTCTTCCATGGCACGCTGGACTGCTACCAACTGCTGGTTGACTTCTACCAGCGCGAGCTGGGCATCACGCTCAAGCAGTACGGGCGGGAGGACGACTGGTGGGCCAACGGCGGCAACCTGTACATGGAGAACTATGCCGATTGCGGCTTCTCGCCGGTCCAAGACCTGCAGCACGGTGACGTGGTGATCATGCAGGTACGGGCGCCGGTACCGAACCATGCTGGGATTTACCTGGCCGACGGCAAGCTGGCGACCGAGCCAGAGCACTACCCGGCGCCCGGGTCGATCCTGCACCACCTGTATGGCCGGGACAGTCGCCGCGATGTGTACGGCGGGTTCTGGGCTGAATCCACCCGATTGGTCCTCAGGCACAAAGATTTGAAACCTACATGAGCGGCAGAGCCGCAGGAGACTCTATGAGCAAGTCATTTGAAGTTGCCGAGGACGGCGCCCTGACGATCAATGAAGCTGAGATTTTGGGATCTCAGTTTATTTTCTCCGATGTCGGATTGACGTTGTCTGAGGATTTCGGTCGGCAAGTGCAGGAGAAAGCCGACCTGTTAGAGCACCTGCTTTCCCGGATTGAGTCGACGCTAGGCCTCAAGCCGATGGATGCTTGCTGAAAAATTCCGAGATCTTCTTCGGGTTCGGCCTTACCGGTCCATTTTTCGGGATCGCCTCCGCAACGCGCAAAGCAAACTGCCTGGCCGCCTCAAGGCCTGCATCTCCTTGTGCTGCGGCCAGTTGATGAACTAGGCCTGATATGACACATGTCAAATTTTGCAGGTCGGCGCCATGAGCGTTTACGGCATCCGTGAGCTGCTGGTTGAGTTCTGATTGGTCCATGACCTCGCATCCTTACGCTATTTTAGGAAGGCCAAACGCTACTATGCCTCGCACCGGTATCGTTACTGGTCGTTTATCCAGTTTGAGCTCCAGACGGGCGCTGATATGGTTTACGCTCATCCGAGCGAAGGAGTCGCCATATGGCAGCGGTAAAAACTTACGTGTTCAAGCTCAAGGCCAGCAACGGTAACGGCATGAATAACGTGCTTCAAAACGGCACGGATCAGCGCGAAGCCGAGCGCAAAATCCTTCAAAAGTACCCAGGAGCTACTATCTTGGACGTACGGCAGCAGTAAGGGGCGCCTGCCTCAGCAACACTACAAATTCATACCAACCGCCTCCGGGCGGTTTTTTGATGCCGGAGAAACCATGTCCGCTCTCAACTACGAGCCAAGCCAACGCCTGCGCACCATCCGCCTTTACGGCAAGCTCGGCGCCCGGTTTGGCCGGGTGCATACCCTGGCCGTCGCCAGCGCCGCCGAGGCCTGCCGTGCGCTCTCCATCCTGCTGCCCGGCTTCGAGCAGTTCATGTTCGAGGCCAGAGACAAAGGCATGGCCTTCGCAGTCTTCCATGGGAAGCGCAATATCAGTCAAGACGAGCTCGGCGACCCGCCTGGGCGCAGCGAGATTCGCATTGCGCCGGTTATCCAGGGGAGCAAGCGGGCCGGTGGCCTACAGACGGTGATTGGCATCGCATTGATCGCTGTTGCGAGCTATTTCTCGGGCGGTGCCGCTGCAGGTGGAGCGTCGTTGTTCGGTACGACCGGCGCAAGCGCCGCTGCCTGGACTGTCGCCGGGACCGTAGGGATATCTATGGCAATCGGTGGCGTCGCGCAGATGCTCACGAACACCGCGACGGGGCTCAACACCAGTGATAGCGCAGATAACAAGCCGAGCTACAGCTTCAGCGGCCCGGTGAACACCCAGGCTCAGGGGAACCCTGTGCCGCTAGGGTACGGGCGCATGATTGTAGGTAGCGCCGTCGTAAGTGCTGGGATCTACGCCGAGGATCAAGCGTAACAGAGCGTTATGCTAAATTACTCGTTTTGGGGCGAGGGATCGAAATGCGTATTGTTATTGGGGCGTTCGCGATGTTGCTCTTGGCGGGGTGTTCATCGCCTTCTATGACAGAGATGCGGGCATCCGGCCCGGTAAAGTCATACTCGTCAACGAAGCCCGAAACGGAGCTCTCAAAATGCGTTCTGTTCGCGTGGCAGGATACGAGTCTTGCTGGTGGTAACGCCCAAGCACATCTGCAGCCTGGCAGGTCAGGAGGTTCCACGGTCTACACCCAAGGTAATGAGTACTTTGCCGATCTGATCCAGAAAAAAGGCTTAACCAACGTGATGTACTACGAGGTGGGCGATACATGGATTTCGCGCAAATTGAGGCCCGCACTGGAAAGATGCCTCTAAGAATTTGATTCTCGAGAACCCGCTTCGGCGGGTTTTTTTACGCCAGGAGAAAAGTACATGGGCGCAGCAGCACGCCATATCAGTGGTAGCAAGGGCGGCAGTGAAAGCCAGAAATCGCCCAGTGAAACCCCAGATAGCCTGATCAGCATCGCCTATGCGAAAGTCTTGGACGCAATCAGTGAGGGGCCGATCGTGGGGCTGGTCAATGGCAGCCAATCGATTTATCTCGATCAAACGCCGCTGGCCAACGCTGACGGCTCGCTGAACTACAGCGGCGTCACCGTGGGGACCCGTACCGGAGAGGCGGATCAGGAATACCTCTCCGGCTTTCCCTCAGTGGAAAGCGAAACGGCCGTGAGCGTGGAGCTGAAATATGCGACACCCTGGGTGCAGCAGCTCACCAACATCGAGCTATCGGCTGTCAGGGTCCGCCTGTCGGTGCCTTATCTGACCTACACGGATGAAAGCGGCAACATCAACGGCTACGAGGTGAAGTACGCCATTGATGTGGCTACCGACTCCGGCGCTTATGTGGAAGTGGTGAACACATCGTTCAACGGCAAGACCACCAGCACCTACGAGCGCAGTCACCGGGTCGACCTGCCTACCGCTACCACCGGATGGCGCATTCGTGTGCGCCGTCTGACCGTAGACTCGACGAGCTCGAGCATCCAGAGCACCACCAACGTGGTGTCCTATACGGAGATCATCGATGCCAAGCTGCGTTACCCATACACCGCAGTGGTGGGCATCACTGTTGATGCCTCGCAGTTTTCGAGCATCCCCGCCCGGGCGTTCGACTGCAAGTTGCGCATCATCCGTGTGCCGAGCAACTACACACCGGAAACCCGCGGCTACGCCGGGGTATGGGATGGCACGTTCAAGCTAGCCTGGACCGACAACCCGGCGTGGATCTACTACGACATTATCCTCAACGATCGCTACGGCCTGGGTCAGTTGATCAGCGCGGCCCAGGTGGACAAGTGGGCGCTGTACCAAATTGCGGGCTACTGCGATCAGCTGGTCGACGACGGCAAGGGCGGTACCGAGCCGCGCTTCACCTGCAACCTGTACTTGCAGACCCGCGCCGATGCGCTTCAAGTATTGCAGGATCTGGCGAGTATCTTCCGGGGCATGGCCTACTGGGCGGCTGGCAGCGTCACCGCTTGCGCGGATATGCCCAGCGATCCTGTGTACACCTACAACCAGGCCAACGTGGCTGACGGCAAATTCACCTACGTGGGCAGCGCCAAGAGCACCCGCTACTCGGTCGCCTTGGTAAGCTGGAACGACCCATCGGACTTCTACAACAAGAAGGTCGAGTATGTCAGCGACCAGAAGGCGCTGGCGCGTTACGGGGTACAGCAAACAGAGCTGACCGCGTTCGGATGTACCTCGCAAGGCCAGGCCCAGCGCCTGGGCCATTACACGCTCCTGACCAACCTGCTGGAGAATGAAACCGTTTCGTTCTCCGTAGGCATGGATGGCACCATTGCCCGCCCGGGTCAGATCATCCGTGTGGCCGACGAGGCCAGGGCAGGGCGCCGTATCGGTGGGCGAATCAAGGCAGCTACGGCCACCACCGTGACTCTTGACGCTGATGCCACAGTGAACGCAGGTGACACCATTGTGATCATCCTGCCGACGGGCACTGCAGAAACGCGGACGGTGAAGTCATACGCCAGTCGAGTTGTAACTGTCACGGCGGCATGGAGCGCTCTGCCCGTGACCCAGTCGGTATTCGCTATCGAGTCTGCGGACTTGGTGCCGCAGGTCTACCGCGTGCTCTCTGTTGCAGAAAGCTCCGATGATGACGGTCTCGGTTACACCGTCACTGCCGTCAAGCATGTGGCCAGCAAGTACGCCGCCATCGATAGCGGCGCGCAGATCGTTCAGCTACCTGTCACGGTCATTCCGTCGAGCGTCCAAGCACCACCTACCAACATCCAGTTGTCCACCTACAACTCCATAGACCAGGGCCTGGCGGTCACCACCATGCGCGCGGAGTGGATAGCACCCGCGGGCGCCGTCTCCTACGACGTATGGTGGCGCCGCAACAGCAACGACTGGGTGTACGCCGGGCGGACGTACTCGGCCAGCATCGAGGTGCGCGGGATCTACGCGGGCACCTACCTGGTACGGGTGGCAGCGCTGAACTCGATGAACACGGCATCAATCTGGGCGTACAGCGACACGACCGAACTGCAGGGCAAAACCGGCCTGCCGCCGGCGGTCACCACGCTGACCACTACCGCGTTGCTGTTCGGGATCGGCATCAACTGGACATTCCCGGCCTCCGGGGCCGAAGACACACAGCGCACCGAGATCTGGTACAGCTCCACGACCTCCCTGGACGACGCCACGAAGCTGGCCGACCTGGCCTACCCGCAGGCGAGCTACGCGATGCAAAGCCTGCTGGCGGGCGTGACGTTCTTCTTCTGGGCGCGCCTGGTTGATCGGACCGGCAACATCGGCCCTTGGTACCCTGCCGGTATCGGGGTCATGGGCCAGACCAGTGCGGAGGCGGCGCCGGTCCTCGACCTGATCAAGGGGCAGATCGACCGCACCGAGCTTGGCCAAGACCTGCTGGACGAAATCGACAAGATTCCCGGGCTGCAGGAGCAGATCGACGCTCTGGACAATATCCTGCTGTACGACCCGGCCAAGGCCTACGTGGCCGGCGACATGGTTCAGGAGGGGCAGCGGTTGTACCAGGCCACCCAGGCGGTGCCGGTGAACACGCCTCCGCCCAATGCAGCGTATTGGCTGGATGTTGGCCAGGTGGTGGAGACGGCCAACGGGCTGGCCGAGCAGGTACAGATCAATACCGCGAGCATCGAAGATATTGACGGAGCGCTGACCTCGCAGGCGTCATCCTTGCAGATCCTGCAGGCCGGCACTCGGGATGACGACGGCGATGGCGAGTTGGACAGTGCCATCAAGGGGTGGATCTCCACCGCCTCGATCGCGACCGAGAGCAAGGTGAGGACTACAGCAGACGAAGCTACTGCACAGCGCCTGACCACGTTCAACGCATCGGTAGGGAAAAATACGGCCAACATTACCTCGCTGGAGAAGGTGGTGGCGGACAACAATTCCGCGACGGCTACGAAGATCGATAACCTTTCCGCTAGCGTCGGCGAAAATACGCTGCAGATCAGCACTACACAGTCTGCGGTCAATACCTTGAACGGAAAGGTGTCTGCAAACTGGTCGGTGAAAATGCAGTACAACAGCTCGACCGGGCAGTACGTGGCTGCTGGGATCGGGCTGGGTATCGAGAACACAGGGGCGGGCCTGCAGAGCCAGCTCCTGGTGAGCGCCGACCGCTTCGCAGTTGTCACCGCGCTAGCGGGGGGCACCTCGTACGTGCCGTTCGCGGTGCAGAACGGCCAGGTGTTCATGAACTCGGCGTTCATCCAGGACGGCACCATCACCAATGCCAAAATCGGCAGCGTGATCCAGTCGGACAACTACGTCTCCGGCAGCACAGGCTGGCGCCTGTCCAAGGATGGCACCTTCGAAATGAATGGCGTGGTTGCGGGCGTGGGGACCATGCGCCTGACCAATACCTCGCTGAAATTCATCTACGCCAACGGTGTCGTTGGTGTCGACTTGAGTCTGTAGCCATGGTTGGTCTCGTAATCAGGAGTTCTGACGGCACCGTGAAGCTGGACATGACGACCAGTATTTGCCAGATGGTGGGTAGCGTCATAACGGGAGGCGCCAACGGATCGACCGCTATTCCCGCGGCGCCGACCGGCAGGACGATGTTCTATGTGATCGTGCCACTGGTGGATCTGCAACGGGAGAAGGGCAAGCTGCCTGGCGTGACAATCGTCGGTACTACAATGACGTGGGCTTATTCGTACAATACCAACAATTGGGGTAACTTCTCGGCGAACTGCCAGATTTACTATGGGTACTACTGATGTCAGCACGCCTAGTTGTAACTAGATCTGATGGTGCGCAGTTATTCGATACCTCGCTTATATCCTACGGCCTTATTCGCAGCGGCTATCTGGTTAAAGGTAATGTGTGGACGAGGCGAACGCTTAGATCTATCAACCTTGATCCAAATGACGGCAATAGCTGGACTGCGTCTAGTGAGGTAGATGCTGGAGGTGTAGGGGATCAGATGTGGACATTCACTGTGCCTAACGCAAAGTCTCCGATTCTGTTTATAGTTGGGGATGGCTGTCTGAATGGTGTGAGTGTTTCGGGAACAACCAAGACTTATATCTACGGTAATGCGTCGGAGTCAACAAAGGTGTATGCCTTTGATCTTATGCAGGATACCTTGACAGGTCCGCATTTGAAGATATGGGACGGCTCAGGAACTTTAACGTTTAACTCCTTGCAGTACCCTCTAAATATTGTTGCTGTAAGACAGGCGCCCACACCCCCTGCTTCGGCTCCCTATCCAGCAGGATACTATACGGCTGCTTACATTAATGGTTATGGTCAGGATGTTTCTGTAACTGTTGGTTCTACCTATATCAGTATTGAGTACTCGAAAGTTGATATCGCTCTAGACGCTCAGGAGTATGCGGCGCACATAACCTTTTCTAGGGGCGCCAATCTCAATGCTGCCAGGGGTACTTATAGCATTGTGGAGGGCGCAGGTGGCTACATCGGGGGGATCAGATTCATGTTTGGGCCTGCAGGGGGGACGCCTTCTGCCAGAGGCAATAGCACCCCTAGTCTTGTAAATAACCTACCAATTGATAGGTATCCTCAAGCTCTAGTGATCAGAACGGCGGGCCTGCCGTTTCCTTTTAACTAAGTTCCTGTCCAATAAGCCCGTCGTGCGCGGGCTTTTTCATGCCTGGAGAAAATATGCCCTGGTACAGAACGGGTACGGTTGCGTGCACCCAGAATTCCACCACGGTCACCGGTACCGGCACGGCCTTCGCGGCCAATAGCCGGGTAGGGGATGCGCTCCTCGGCCCGGACGGCCGCTGGTACGAGGTGGCCAACATTGCGAGCGACACGGTGCTGTCGATCCTGCCTGCGTATCAGGGAGCTACTGCTGGCGCGGGCACCTACGCAATGGCGCCCATGCAGGGTTACGTGAAGGCTTCGGCCGATCAGTTGCGGTCGATCGTGAATAGCTTTGGCGACAAGCTGGCGGCTCTGGGCACCACGGGAAATTACGACATTTTGCCAGTAGCGAAGGGTGGTACAGGCCGAAGCGATGGTCGGGCTGTTCTTTCGGAAGTGGGGGTCGTGGCTCCCGCAGCGCTCTACGGCACTCAAGGTCTTTACATGGGCTGGAACGGAGAGGCGTCGCTTGGAGGAGCGGGCAATTTCCTGTGCAACAGGGGTTCAGGCTCTGGCGGCTTCACTTGGCGTAGCGTCAACGCAGACAATACAGCATCCGGCCCGGTCATGACGTACAGTTATGATGGCACACTGACCATCCCCCTTGCAGTTTCAACTCCAAAGATCACCGGGCTCACTACAGCCATCGCAATCAGCCAGGGCGGAACGGGAGCCGTCACCTCTACTGGTGCGCGCACTGCTTTGGGATTAGGCGCGGGGGATGCTCCAACCTTTACGGGTATCGAGTTGACCGGCGCTGCTTATATTGATTTTCACTATAATTCTTCGTCAGCTGATTATACATCCAGGATTATCGCCAACTCTGCAACAAACGTAACGGTAATGGGCGCAGGCTCCACCGGATTGAGTATGGGGGCGTCATTCTTCCCCAATACAGATGGTGGGATGAACTGTGGTACGGGACAGAACAGATTCGCTTCGTTGTACTCAGTTACTGGCACCATCAACACTTCAGATGCTCGTGAAAAAACTGCAGTATCCAAACTGTCAGATGCGGAAATATCAGCGGCAATGCTGCTGGCTGCGGAAATCGGTTCGTATAAATGGTTGGACTCGGTTGTCGCCAAAGGTGAAGACGCGCGTACTCATATTGGTATGACCGTACAAAGAGCGATCGAAATAATGAGTGGTCAAGGCTTGGACGCCATGAACTACGCCTTCATTTGTTATGACGAGTGGCCGGCTCTAGAAAAAATAACTGAAGAGGTTGTTCGGGGAAATATATATTCAGTTGGCGAGCCTCTTTATCAAAATGTTCCCTACTCAGAGTTTGAACAATATAAAGATTTTCCATCGTTCACCTGGGAAGAAACCTCACGAGAAGAGGTCATAATTCAGGAAGCTCGCGACGCCGGTAACCGGTATGGCTTCCGATACGACCAGCTCGGACTTTTCATCGCTCGCGGCCAAGAAGAACGCCTGGCCCGCCTGGAGGCGAAGCTTTCTGCCTCTGGAACCTGATCAACCAGCCACTCCCAATGCCCGCCACTGAGCGGGCTTTTTTTCGTCTGGAGAAAAGTAAATGCCAGCCATTCCTCGCGGCGTCCGCAATAACAACCCGTGCAACATCGATTTCAGCAAGACCAACAACTGGGTGGGCCAGCTCCCATACGACCCGGCCATCGAATCGCGCTTCTGCCGCTTTGATGAGCCAGAGAACGGCATCCGCGCCGGCGGCAAGCTGCTGCAGACCTACTACAACAAGTACGGCCGCAAGACGGTGAGGGCGCTCATCACGCCGTATGCCCCAAGCTTTGAGAACGACACCGAGGCTTACATCAAGGCCGTAGCCCAGCGGTGCGGCCTCGGCCCGGACCAGGTGATCAGCAACATCAAGGATCCAGCGGTTCTGGGTGCTCTGCTGCGCAACGTCATCAAGCACGAATGCGCCAACTACGAGTACCCCGATGCGGTGTTCGCGGAAGGCCTGCGCAGGGCACTGGCATGAACGAGACCCTGATCAAGTGGGCCGTGGCCGCCGGCCTGGTGCTGCTACTCATGGCTGGCAGCTTCTATGTGGCCTGGGCCTGGCAGGCCAATAGCTACGGCAAGCAATTGGCCGCGCAGTCGGCTGGGTACCAGGCGGACCTGATCGCCATCAACAACGCCGGGGCCGCGCAGACCAGCAAGGCCTTGGCCCAACAGCAGGCGGCCGAGCGGAAGGCTGCCGACATCGACGCCCAGCGCACCCAGGAGAAAACCGATGCTCTCGCCGAAAACGAAACCCTGCGCCAACGGTACGCCGCGACTCAGGCTGCCAATGAACGGCTGCGCGCTGATGTTGCTGCTGGCACTCAGCGGCTGCGGATCGCGGGCAGTTGCCCCGCAAACGGTAGCGGTAGCGGCGGGGTGCCCGGTGCCGCCAGCGCCACCGGCGTGGGCAATGCAGGAACAGTCGAACTCAGTGGAGAAGCTGGACAAGCTGTTTTCGATCTCCGCGCCGACCTCATCCGCGAGCGATCAGCCTTGAAGGCCCTGCAGGACTATGCCCGGGTGTGCCACGGCGGATAGCTTGCGCGCCAAGCAAAATTGACCGGGCAAATCAGGTTCCGGATACTGTTCGCATATACAGTATTTCGGTGCTCACGATGTTCCCCTACAAAGACCCTTTTGCCGATGGCTCGCCGACACTGCTGGAGACCTACAAGCACCAGTGCGTGCTGCTCGAGACGGAGCTGAACGAAGCCTACCGCGACATCCAGGGCGCCCGTAACCGGATCGCGCGCCTGGTGCAGGTGACCGAAGAACTGACCCGCCAGCGAGACGCTCTGCGCGCCGACCTGGCCCGGCTGCAGGGTGGGCGGTAATGCACTTCCTGGTGGTTCGCCGGCGGCACCTGGGCGTCGCGCTGGACGCCAATGAGCTGCGCAAGGCCCAGCCGGTACGCGGCGGGATTGCGGTGGAGGAGGAGCGGGTTGAATGCTTGAAGCGGGTGTCCAGGGTCGCCAAGGTTCGTGGTCCGTGGCCAATGGAGCCGCCGCTCTTGCCGCTGCTGCTGGATGTGAACTTGGCCAGCATGGTCCCCAACGGGATGATCCTGAGCGGCATCGAGGAGGTGGATGGCGTGATGTACGCCCAGTCGTGGTGGTGTCGGGAAGAGGGAAGCTAGCCTTCCTTGCCCAGTTCTTCCAGGCAGTGGCCGATGAGCTCACTGGAATCGTCCAGCGCGCTCAACGCGTCGCGAGCATTCCTCGCCGCCTGGGCACCGCCGTTCTGCTCGGCCCACAGGGCCAGTTCCTCAATGGCGGCGCCGAGGGCCAGGTGCGATTTGACCTGGGCGACCATCAACCGTTGAAGCATCTGTACTGCTGTCATGGAAATCCCTCCGTTGGAAATCGGAGGGTAGCACTGCTTTTCGTGGAGTTGTTTTTACAGTCGGCAGGACGCCGTAAGGTGGGGTACAGATCTGCGCAAAACCACAGCTGGAGGCCGCGCATTTCCGTTTGCAAAACCACTAAAATCTGTGTTTTTTGCACTGTCTGCAACTGGTATAATACCTTTTAAATCAGATGCTTACGACATGAAAAGCCTTAGCATGGGGTGCTAGGGGTCGAGTGTTCGAATCACTCCGTCCCGACCATATAATTCAATGACTTAGCCCAATCTGAGAAGATTGGGCTTTTTCATGTGCGTGACTTTTGCGTGACCTTTCTTTTTTCAGTGCCTGTGTGTACTTCTCGATCGCCGACTGGTCGCCCTCGCGCCCCTGCCTCCGAACCTTGCAGGGGTCAGTAATGCGTACGTCCCCACTTCTAGTGCCGCGGGTCTTTGGTGCCAGCCTCGCCCAGCATCGCTCAATTTTACAGTGATGAAGTTCGCTCACCTTCTGTCAGCCGCGCCCGATGCAGCAGGCTATTGTTGGGTAGAGTACAGATGTACTCCTTGTGGGTTGAGGTTGCGTCTCAGGCGTACAGCGTGACCGCCATATCCAACATGTTCTTCGGGTCGCTGGTGATGATGATCTGGTGGGTAGCGCTTGTTGCGGGCGTCTTTTGTTTCCGCGGAGGGATGACGTTGCTTCGCCCGCTGATGTGCTGA